AGTTTTGTATCTGCGGTCTTCAGCTTCAGAAGCACGGTAACGAACGTGTAAGAAAGGACGCTTAGCGTTCTTGCCCATAATTTGGTCGTACACTGAAGTAGAACCTGCAGGAACCATCAAACCTGTGATAGTACCGGTTGCAGTTGCAGCAGTAGTATTTAAGCCACCACGCATTGTTGGGTCGTTTAAGTATTTCCAATCAGACTTGTAGAAGTCATAACCTCTACGGAATCCTGTGAAACCTAAGTTCAACGCCATATCAACATCGTTGTCGAAAAGACCGAATGAAGCTGATTGAGCAACACCACCTGAAGTGTAGCCGTTCAATGTAGCTAACATATTGTCAATATCGAAGCTCAATCCACGATTTACGAATACAACGTTCTCTTCGATAGCACCTTGCTTATCTAAACGAGAAACGATTGAATCCCAATCAGAAAGAGTTGTTGGAGTACCACCACCCCAAACGTTACCACGGCTGTTTACTACGTAGAAGATACCTTCAGAACCAATGTATCCTGCAGTTGCAGCACCTGAAGAAGATGCAGCAGGAACTGCTTCAATCATTGAAGTCTCTAAGTAATCTTCAAAACGTAAACGAGTCTCGTGCTCTGATTTCAAATACCACAAGTAACCTGTAGCACCGTTCTCAGTAGTCACTTCAACCCAACCGATTTGAGCCATATCAGAACCGTTAACCGCATACTTATCTTTGATGATAATAGGGTTGTTGCTGTAGATGTCATCTTCAGATTCTAATGAACCAACCATTCCGTTAGTTCCTTTTTTGAACTCAGAACCATAAATGAATACAGTACATTGAGTAGAAACTGCGAATGCTTGACCTGCAGTCTCATAGTAAGCTACTGTGAAAGTAGTTGCTGAAGGAACTGCTGTTACGATAGCCTTGTTGTAAACACCTGAAGTGTTATTTTGAATCATCAAAGTTTGTCCAACACGGATAGCGATGTAAGTCACGCCTGAATCAGCTACAGTGAAAGTTGCGGTTGCCGCACCTGCTGCTGCTGCTGAAGTACAGTTTGTGTACTTAATGTGTAAACGTCCTTGCTCAGCCCATTTGATTTGGTCAGAGTTAGACGGCATCTCTGCTCCTACCATACGTAAGAAAGATGCGATTGTTCTATTACCATAACGCTCAAATTCTTTCTCGTATGTATCAGGAAGATACTGATTCAAGAAGTTGAAGTTGGTAATGTAGTTTGTCTGCAAAGCCACCTGCTCAGCACTTGGCTGTAATTGGTAGGTAGGGTTGCTTAAAAGTGCATTTGCCATTTTTTTTAAGTTTTAATTTTTTATACTCGTTTTATACTGCGGATTTTCAGGTTTCTTCCTGAATCAGGGTTTACCGCCTTCACCTGCATCCCTCCTGTCGTAGCTCCCACTTCAGGTGCCCTACGCTCTGACATATTGATGTTCTTGATTTTACGAGTAACATCGTCAGTTGCATCAGCCATCCCTTGTTCATAAAAGAACTTAGCGAACTTGTCAGGATTCATTGCTATAGCCAAAGACCTATGATAACCTGCTGCGTCTTTCATCAAACCTTGCTCATCCAAAAACTTACTAATAAAGTTTTGTGGCGTTGCTTGGTTCTTTTTCAACTCATTGGCGTCTCCCGGAGCAAACGTGAACTTCTTGTCATTAACATTGAACTCAAAACCTTTGAACTCTCCGCTAAAAACTTCGTTCGTCTTTTGGTCAAACCATTGACGCTTACGATTGTTCTCCTCTTCAATTGTCTTTGCCTGTTGGGTATATTGCTTATAGCTTTCGTATATCTCTTTCTCTGCATCGGGGATAAATGCCGTACTTGACTCAAGGGGCATTTTGTATTTCTCCTTCTGAGAATTGAAATATTTCTTGGCTTCAGCAAGAACTTTCTTTTTTGCGATTTTTGCTTTCTTAACGGTTGACTCATCATCCAACTCCTCGTCAAATCTGTAGTCATCCATCAAAGCCTCGATGTCATCACTATCGAGACCCTCCTGCGTAGCAGTCAGGTATTCTTTAAGAAGTTGGTCAGGATTCATTGCATCAAAGTCTTTCTTTAACTTAAGAAAGTCTTCAAAACCACGCCCCGTCTCCTTCTTGTATTTCATATAAGCAGCTACATCTTCAGGTAATGGTTCAGCGTCATTACGCTCAGCAACCAAGTCATCTAAAGAGTTAATCTGCTTGTTATATCTTTTACCAATATATGAAAGAACGTCTTCGTCTTTTAGCTCAACCTCGTTTGCTGCTGCCGCACCTGCATTGTCATCAGTTCCTGAATCACCTGCTCCTGCGTTATCATCGGCTGCTGCCCCTTGGTCATCTCCTTGATTTAACGATTGCTCGTGTTTCTCAAGTAATTCTTTTTCAACTTCTTGAACACTCTTAGGTTCAATAACGTCTAATGCTCTAACTTTTAATTCCATTTGATTTGATTTAATTTATACAAACTTATACAAAAATTTTGACATTTTTAACGAGGCTCAAATTCAGCTAAGTCAAATCCATCCAAGCTATCCTCATTTGACTCAAAACTCATAGGAGGCAAATTGTTCTTTCTTTGATTAATCAACTTAGATTGCTCGGTGTTTTGCTGACTAATTCTTTTTGCTTTTGCATCCTCTTTCATCTGCTCTCTTGCATTCAAGTCGCTAACCTCCATACCACGAAGCTGAAGATTATAGTTGAACTCTTCACGCATTAACTGAGATTTAAGTACAGCTTCATTGTTTGACTTCTGAATATCAAAAGCCACCTCCGCTTGTTTAATCTGCATTTTAGCACGAGCCTCCAACTCAATCTTCTGCATAGCAGTATCGGCTGCCAACTGCTGAGCTTGCAATTGCTGCTGAGCAATCATTGCCTGCTTCTGCATTGCCATCTTCTCCTCACGCTCTTGAGTCTTAATACGCTTCATCTTCAATAATTGGTTCGCAAGTTTAATGTTGCGAATCTCACGGATGTCAATAGCGTCCTCAAGATTAATGTCACCTTTAGATAATGCCATTTGGATATTAGCTTCAAGCTGTGCTTTTTGCTCTTCATCAGGTGAAACCTCAATGAAAATACCAAAGTCATAAATGTAAAGCTCCTTAATGTCGTTTAATATAGATACGTTGTACTTTCCAATTTGGTTTGCAAACTCTTCTTTAAAGTCAGAGTATTGCAAAATATCAGCAACTCTATACGTTAAAGCCTCCGCTAATGTACGATAAATGTACAATGAACTTTCAAGGATATGTCTTGTAGCTGTATTAGAGTTTAATGCCGCTAATTTCTGTAGACCAACTAAAGAGTTAGGGTCAGGATTAGAACCATCTCTTGCTTCGTTAAGACCGGTCACAGACCTAATCATATCGATGTAGTGGTTCATATTTGTAATAAGCATCTGTGTTTTAGCTGCACCTGAGTTAGATGTCAACTGAGTAATAGGCACTCTTGCATTATTAAAGTCACCATCTTGAGTAAAGCTACGTCCAATTACACTACCTGTTTGGAAGTATAATCTTAAAGCATCCTCAGGATTGTATGCGTTACCTGTACCTAAGTCAATTTCATTCAAGCCATCGGCATCAATGAATACACCATCAGGTACAGTACGAGCAATAACTTGTTGTAGTTTTAAGTGCGTGATTTGAATCAAGTCAGCGAATGGTATCATTCTGCGACATAATGATTCAATAGCTCCCTTGTACATACGAGGAGCACAAGCAACATAGTTTGGCATTGCGTGCTGAGATGCTGACTTAGGACGAACCATATTCTCAGACATTCTCCATTGTAATAGGATATTTGTTCCCATTACCATAATACCTTCATACCAAACGTCAATAGTTTTTTCTATCTTCTCAAAGTTGCCTTCCTCCATCATTTCAGTTGGAGGGTTAAACGTCTCGTCTTTCTCAATCACACGAGAACCACCACCTTCAAGTCTTTTCTTTTTATAAACGACTTTCTTTGTAGTCTTGTAGTTGAAATACATCAACGTGCAAGTGTCTCTATAAAACATATCGTTTTGATAGAACTGTGCTACGTTGTAATAATCGTACCACGCTTGGCTATATTGAGTAATTTCTTGTAAGTCTTCTTTCGTTAATGATTGGTCAATCTTCATAAGCTCCGTTAAAGGAACTGTCTTAATCTCTCCCCAATAAAAAACATCTTTGAAGAATGGGTCTTCTGTATAGCTGTAAACTATATTAGCAGGGTCTACGTATGAAATCTTAACACCTGTTCCTTGTAAGAACTCGTGCTTTGCTACACCAATACCAATAACCGTTTGGTCGTAGTCTAATCTTTTACGAATATCTTGATAATGATTCTCATCAAAAATAGTATTGATTGCTTCTTCTTCTGCAATCTCAATAGCAGGCTTATAATTAAGCTGCATATATAATGATAATTCTTCGTCTGTTTCAGGAAGCTCATCAGGCTCCATCATAAATGTATCTACGCCTGTCTTCTCTTTAATAGTCATCAAAATATCTTTTGACACCATCTGAGCTTCAATCATATCCTGATACTTACTTCTCTTTGCTTGAGACATTGCATCTTGTGAATATGCTTTAACCTTAAATAGTCTATCAGACATTCCGTTTACAACAATGTCAATAAATTTAGGAAGAATAGGAACGGGAGTCCAATCAAGATTTAAGTAAGACAAATCACCATCAATAGCCAATTCGTTTTTGTATTTACCAATTGGTTGCTCACCTCTTGCATATAACCTTAGTCTGCGGAAATCTTGCCATTGACCATAGTATCTACAATTGTTGCCATCCTTTCTAAACCATTCGTATTGAATAGCCTGACCAACTTGCAACCCAAATGCATCAGATGCTTTTTCAGCATCAGTTGCTAACTGACTTGGGAATGAGGCGGTGTTTATGTTGATTGTTACATTTTTCATCTAATCAATTGACTTGTTGTTCCTTCGTTTTTATATTTAGCGAAGTTAATAATTAATTTCGATTCTTTTTTCTCCGGTATGTATAGATGCTTCTGATTAGCCATAATGCATAATCCTGAACTGATAGAGGCGTCAAACTTAGTTCTGTCATTGATGTCAAACTTAGCCCAATCCTCAAGCGTTCTTGTAAATGGCATCGTGCCCATTTCTTCAGGGTCTCTATACTTTGCTTCCAAATCTAATCCAACATACTTCTCAATATAGGATTCAATAGCGGAGGCGTGTGCTTGCTTAACATCTTCAGATGAGTTTGGAATACCTCCTAACTCACGCTCAGTCTTCGTTAATTTAGCCAATTGCTTATCCGGTCTATTGATAGAGAATCCTCTGTATCCCCTATTTTTTATATGGTATAAAAGCCTTGGTTTATTATTCTCCACTAAGATAGGCATTCCGTAGAATATACAAGCCATTAGCACCTCTTCAAAGAATATTTCTGCCGTTTGTGGACGAGCAATGTACTCCAAGAAAAATTGATTGGTAGGTGCGTCATCCATATGAAACTTAGTCATACCGTGAAGTGCTCCATTAGAACCACGTCCACCTACTACCGCTGATATGTCATAAGAGTCACAGCCGAATGAACCAAGATGGTCATTGCCGGGATACTTAATTCCGTTACGTATATGCACATTGTTTTGCATATGCTTAGGAGGTGCCCAACTTATCAGGAACCTTCCACGTGTATCAGGAGTCCATATCACCTCAGTATCTTTGATGCCATCCTTCCACGAAAATGACCCACGAGTAAGGTAATGTTCCTTAATCATTGAGTCATTATAATCAATCTGCTGATATATCTTGGTTAAGTTGAACAAGGCTTGCTTGCTCTCATCACGGAATGCGTGAGACTCCGTTCTTGGGAACTGACGATAGAACTCGTTAAGTGCATCGGCATCACTCTTCAATGAGTCAACCTCTGCCTCCCAATAGTCAATGGCTCCATTGGTAATCCAATTACCATCTACACCTTTGATAGGATTTTCAGGTTTTCTGAATACAGGGAATCCGTGTATGTCAATAAAGCCTTCCATATTCCACTCCATAGGAATAAACAATGCGTATAGACCGCTCTTAGTTTGTCCGTTGGCGTTGCGGCTCTTTACATTAGACTGCTCGTAAATATCTTTGAAGTTCTGACCTCCTTTGCTTAACGCATTAGACGTAGAACCCATCATACATTTACCAATAATCTTGCTACCCAAACGCAAACACGTTTTGGTTACACGCCAATTCTCTTTGATGTTTACAGGCTTAACCCATTTACCACTCTCATCGTGAGCTAAGAACAATAGCTTCTCTCCATCATAAGAGTTATCTTCTGTATTCTTCCAATCTATTGTGGTATCAAGTCCGTCAATCTCATTGTCGTCAGACTCATACATATTCTTCTTGGTAATCTTGGATGCCGGTACTCTGAACGCAAGCTCAGTCTTTGGTTTATCCATACCATCCATTACAGGCTTGAAGAAGAATGGGAGACGGCTATTAATAGGAACAACCTTATCGGTGAACATTTTTTTAGCATCGGCACCCGTCTTAGACAAGATACCTATACGTGCGTCACGTGCAAGCGTACCTATGTTGACACACTCTGATGATGACATAAACGAGAATCCCGAACGTCTAATCTTTAAATAGACCATTCCAAATGACCTTGGGTCTGCCTTACAGGCTTCCCAAAAAATCCAATAAAGTCTATTGGCTTCACGAAAGTCAGGATAACCTACGTCAATACTTGACCACTGTAAGTACATATAATGCGAACCGGTAATGTAGGTTTTGACGCCATTGTTCATAAACCAAAAACCTTGCTCTCGATAATCAAACTCCTGCTCAATGTAATCTACCCAACGGTCTTTAAATTCTTTCGGCTTGTTGTTCCACTGAAATATGGATTGTATTTTGGCTAAGTCTTTTGGATACTCTTTTCGTTCCCAATATTGTTCAGCCTTTGATGAGTGTCTTTGAAGACACTTTTCAGGTGCAGCGGGTAAGGCAATCTTTAATCCTTCAATTTCATAAATCTCGCCTATCTGCCCTGTCTTTGAAATAATAATAACGTCATATTGGTCATTATAGCCATACAGCCATGACCTCACTCTATTTTTGTTAGAGATGACCGCAGGTGGGATATAATCCTTCAGCACCTTACATAGACTATTGTTTTGACCTTCGTTCTGCAAATCCTTGTTTTGTATCTGTTTTACTTATTCCACGTTCTGCGGAATCAATGTTTTCTTTTTCTGCCTCTATTCGGCTCAATATCTCAAACGCATCAAAGATGGCTAACTTCTTAGCTGCTGCTGCGTTCTTCATTTTATCGGCAGACACATCAGTATCTGACTCGGTATCAATAATATCTTCTTCAGCCACCTTTACAAGATGATTGACAGCTTTATATCCGGCTTCAATAATTCTGAGCTTTATTTCTTTAGTGTCTCTCATTACTTAGCTTTTAAAAATACTACCTGAACTAACCTTGCTGTAATTGCTTCTCCAAAGTTATCAAAAATATTCCTCGAGTGTGGAGCGTCTGAGTTAAACGCAATCATACGATTGAACTTAGAGTACATCGTAATCAGTGGCTTTTTTTCTTCATCGTAAATTGTTGTACCATCATCCTCAGGAGCTTGCTCGTTTAGATAAAGCAAACAGGTAATGTCACCCATCATTTCATCAGTATGTACAAAATTTGGTTCTTTTTGGTTCAATGGAGACTTCCTAATAAAGTTTAGTGCTACTTTGTAATCATTAAATAGTTCACAGCAGTATTTAGCAAACTCATCGTTAGCGTCTCTTGGCTGAATGTTCTTGAACACGTACTCACCATCTGCCACGTCTTGAAACCCGTGCAAGTGTATATCTGATACATAAGATAATGGGTCTTTAATAATGTTGTCGAATGTAATTAGATTCATAATTTGATTGTTATTTGGTGGTCATACATCCTATATAACTTCTCATCATCTACCGTGAACTCGTATTCGCTATCAGGACTAAAGCATACCATATCTCCTGCCTTTATACCACGCTCAAGTAAGTACTCGTTAGGGTATTTCATTATACCCATTAGAGGTTCTTCTGAGAATGGCTTCTTGATATAGCTTTCAGTAGTAGGAATAGGCTTGACAAAACAAAATCTATCATAAGCGTTCCACGTGGAACCTTGTTTATACATAAAGAATTGCTCGGTCTCAATAAAGAATAGGTCATCTTTAAAGAATGACTTACCACTTTTTTGCCTACCACGCATATCATTATAGAACTTGAATACGTTATGGTGCACAAGTAAAGTGTCACCTTCTTTGATGGGTCCTTTGTACCCTAATGGAAGTTCAACGACTTCTGCAAATCGGTTAGAGAACTTGTGGTCCTCCTCAGAAGTACTGACAATAAAGTCAATTCCTCCTATCTCTTTGGTATTGTCGTATCTCTTTCCATTAACCGGCTTGGCTATGAAATAGAATGGAGACCTCATTAGATATTGATATTATATTCAATTGAAATCGGGATGGTGGAGGTGAACTCTTTCCAAAGCACCACCTCCGCCTTCTCGTTTATAATGTAAATCTTGATAGATTGTTTCTCGACATCGAGCTTAATCAAGTGTATTTCATTCGTATCATTCAATACCTTCTGACCTACAATGTAGTGCATTGCACCGCCTTTGTAATCCGGTCCTATTGATATTTTACGAATGTCCATTATAACTCTTCTTCTTCCTCTTTGATAAATGTAATACCTGTCGTCCAATCTTCTAAGAATGTAAATGTCTCTAATCCATTTGTATTAATGACTTCTATAGGTTTAAACTCAAATTCTTTTTCGTTCAAAAACTCAATATCTTTTACTAATTTTTTTGCTCCTTCTTTAGTGAATTTGTATTCTCCTTTTTCATTCATAATAAGAACCCCTTTATCATCAGTGGCAGCATTATCTAAACGAAGTTCATCTCTTTGAGAATTATAAGATTCGTGATGAGTCTTAAACTTCTCATAAATTTTAAATAATTTTTTTTGAATTTTTGTTTCTTGACCACCAATAACATTGTTAATAGAATTAACTAAAATGTTAAGGTCTTTGTACTTTTTCTTGGTTTCCATTTGATTAAATTTTATTTAATGTAAAAGTAATGAATAAATATTAGACTATACAATAGTTTCTTCAGGATTTTTAGACTCAATTATAGGTTCAGGACTTGGAGGATTTGGGGGTAAAAAATCTCCTGTAATAGTAAGATTTAATTGTGATGCTACCCAATCCCAAGCATAGTTATCACTTTGCCATTGAGTATAAGCGTCTCCACTCATAACTAAAGTTCCATTAGCTAATGGTGTTTGGTATTCATCCAATAAGATATATGCAAAAGATGCACTACTATTTAATATTACACCTGTTGCGTAAGTATTTAAAATAGAAGCTACTAATACTTGACCATTAATCCAAATGTTTACGGGCTCGATTGTTTTCATTTTATTTTTTTTATATTATTAATTACGGAAAAATTACAGGAATAGGTGAATAATTAACTAAATCTAAACTATAATAAATTCTTAGTGTTGAACCACTTCCAAATCCATCAAACTTATCTATATAAAAATATGGGGCACTACTTGGTGGAATAGTAATATAACTTGAAGAAATCAAATTAGTACCAAAACCTGTAATTGTTCCTGATACGGATATTGATACTATAGTGTTTAAATATACCGCTAAAACATCAACGTTTGAAGCAATAGAACCACCGCTTTGACCGCCACTATTAAATTGTATCTTAACATACACAGCAGATAGACTATTATTCCAAATGTACCCTGTAATTGTAGAATTTGGACCTGTTACAGGATAATTGGCTTGTCCATAAATGTAAATAGGCTCACTTGGAACCGAAGCAGTCAAATCTTGTTTAGCAACTAATTGATTAGATGCTTTTGATGCATAGCCTCCATTTGAAGTATTAATATTTACATACGTATTAGCATCAGTTTTTGTAATACATTCATTTGAAGCAGGAATACTTGTCTTAGAAGTAAACACTCCTGTATTTACTGCGTCTTGCAAGTTGTTAAATGTAACCATCTGATTATTTGCTAATGTACTCCAAGGCATATTAATTCAGATTTAATTGTGTTTCTAACTCAGATACTCTTTTCTTAAGTATAGTAATCTCATCCTCAATTACCGCAATCTTAGCAGTATGCACTTGAGTATAGGAAAGACTTAAAAACCCTGCATCATTTTTAGTAACTGCAGTTGATAGTATATCTTGAACATCTTGTGCAAAGTATCCAACCTCTTCTCTACCATCTTTTATATATAACTTAGGCTTTATATTTTGAATCCCAATTACTTTATAATCATCTTTAATGAGATTTTTTAATCTGCTATCTGATGATTCAAAGAAAGAAGTAGCTGTAACGGAACCATAAACAGTCACTGCTTGTTTAAATACTGTAGTATTTGAACCATAACTTACAGATGAATGTTGTGCAGTGGAATAATTCAAAGCAGTAAATTCATTGCCATCTAGCCAACCACCATAGTTTGTTTGTATTGCATCTATATAAGCTACACTATATCCCGGAGCAGAATAAATATACAATGCCAAGTATTGTGTTCCATTGTAAGGCAATTGAACTAATGAAGTTTGGTATGCTTGGTAACTTGTTTGAACAAACGCAATTGCATTACCATATGATACAGTAAAATCAAATTGGTCGTGTACATCTATACCAATTCCATTTACCCTTTCCATTGTAATCTTTCCTCTGAATCCACAGTTTACAGTACTATTCCCAAATGTTGGATACTTACATAATAAAATATATCTGTGTCTATAATCCTGACCATCTAACCCTATTGTTACAAATTTTGCTTGAGAACCACCATCATTACCTAATGTTGTTACCGGAGCACCAACGTATAAATTTCCATAAACATATAATTTGCTATAAATATCAATAAATGTATTGCTCATATACATTCTTTCAACAGAACCTGTTCCAATTCTGATGATGTTATTGTTCATATTTATATATGACTCATAACCTGTTGTAGACCCTGCTCTAAATCTTGATGTTGTTACATCTGCTCCACTTCCAAATATTGTATTGTAAGGATAAGATGCCCCATTATAATAAGAAGACCTAATCTCAGGTGCATTAACAATATTTGAAAATGTAGATTCACCTCCCGGATTTATATATAATGCCTTTGTTGTAGTAACTCCTGAACCATTAAATGCAGATACATATAAAGATAATCCTGCTGCTGCAGAACCATAAACAGAATCATATGATGCACCCATACCTACAGGGTAAACTAAACTATTCCATTTTTGAAATAAAAGTAATTGTGCCGCATCTCCTGCTGATACAGAGCCATAAACACTTATTTCATTACTTCCACTTGCATTAGAAATAGCTCCATTTGCAATTTGCAATGCACTACTTGGATTTGTTGCTTTTATCCCTACTTTTCCTGTATTTAATATTCTTACCCATTCTGTATTATTTGTACCTAAAACCAATGGACCATCAGCAAGATTACCAATAGCAAATACAGCACCACTAACAGGTTGACCTAATATCATTACTGAATTAGTACAACTATTACTAAATAACGTCTCAGGTCCATAAGTAGAGCCGTGAGCCCTCATATCAATTCTTGCATTGTTTTCAGTAACCTTTGTTACAATGCTAATCATTCTACTTGCTGCACCACCCGTACTTGTAAACTGTACAGTATTTGTAGAACCACTTGCGTTTACTACAAATGCATCTACACCGCTACCATTAATAGTTGAATTATTATTAGCTGTAATACTATTTTCAAAATTAACATTACCTGTAGAACGAATAACCTGAATAGGAGCTCCTAAATATGCTCCTGTATCTGAATATCTATAAAGAGTAAAATTAGACCCTGCATTACTGCCTGTTTCCGTTCCCGCTGATTCTGTATCCCATCTTAAATATCCACTATTACCTTGTTGTCCTACCTTATAAAATAAAATTCCATAAAGAGAAACATAAGAACTTATAAGTCCTCCATTAGCATATATACTTCCTGCAAAAGTAGCTGTATTTGCTGCTCCATCTATTTTAAATAAATTAGTACCCTTACCGTTATATACAGTAAAATTTCTAAAATATGATGTGCCACTATTATATCCAACATAGTTTATTGCAACACCTGCATTATCTGATGCAGTAGCATATTCTTCTAAAGCATCTCCTCTTAATATAGAATAGGCATTCTTAATGTATCCACTAAAAATAACATCGCTACCATATAATATAGGATAAATATCTACTCTACTATCATCCCATTGTAGTTGTACACTTTTAACACAATTACCATCTATAAAACCTAATGCACCACCTCTATTTGCATATCCCGACGCTGCTGAATTTGCTCTAAATCTAATTAATGGTCCATTAATACAATTTGCTGATTCAATAAACCAATCATTTGAATTATTCTTATTATATTGAATATTTCCGGTCATCTGACCACCTGATAATGGAAGATAATTACCTAAAGCACTTGTTAATGCAAGTGTTCCTGTAGCTCCGGGTAAAGTATATGTATAAGTACCATTACTTAATGTAGAGCCCACTGTTACACTTCCCGCAAATACAACATTACCACTTGAATCCAAACTCATTTTTTGAGTTGCTGTACCACTTCCAAAACCAAATAATATTTTACCATTATTTTGATTTCCCAAACACATATCTCCCGCTACTGCACCTTGGATATAATTATTGGCAGCTCCTGCCATTGCAATAAATCCATTTATTGTCGCACCTGTAACAGCGTTTGATAATCTTACCGATGGAGCTGTACCAACTAATTGCAATTGGTCATCAGTACCTCCTGTATTGATAGTAACTTTTGCAGTAAATGTTTTAAGTGCAGATATAGTTTGAACTGTGTCAGTTGTAACGTAATTCCCTGCTACTTGCTTATTGTTAAATGTGTTCCAATCAGTACTGCTTAAATATCCATTGCTTGATACACCTGCTTGTGTAATACTAATAACTCCCGTAGTATTATTATATTGAATAGGAGCGGTACCACTCAATGATGTAAGAGTGATAAACGAAGCACCATTAGTAAGCTGATTAGTATTTGTTGGTATAGTAATAACACCTGTAGTGCTATTATAAGCTCCACTGCCTGCAGTAAATGATAATGCCGCACGTGCTCTACTATTTAAGAAATATTGATTAGTAGCTCCTTCAGGAATATTGTCAGTGGTTAAACTAACAGCACCTGTCTGTCCGTTTACACTTACTACAGCGTCAGTATTATCTACCTGCTGCCACGCTGTCCCATCAAATATAGCCCAATCCCCTACGAACCAATCTGTGATTCCATCAAGATTTGTATTACCTGCAACACTTACAATGTAATAGTACCCTTTTGTTCCAACACCACTTGCTAATGAAGGAGTGTTAGTTGATGCATTCCAAGTCCCTTGATAAATCGAACCACCTACAAGACCGTTAATTTGATTCTGCAACTTACCAAATGCAGTAAGCATTGTGTCAGTTGCTTGAACAGTTCCTCCTGTAATATTAATCCCTGTTAAAACTTTTGCTGTAACAGAGGCGTTGTTTAAAGTAACTGCAGCAGCACCCGGACCTGAAGCTGTAGCTTCTCCCGTAAGCGATGTAATATAGTTACCCGCTGCTTGTTTATTATTAAAAGTGGTCCAATCAGTTGAACTTAAATATCCATTCTGACTACCACTTGCTTGCTGAATTGTAATGTTTGGAGTCGAACCACCGCTTGATGCCAATGGACTACTTGCCGTAACGCTACCTACTTTAGTATTGAATGTTGACCAATCTGCAGCACTTAGTGCTCCACGATTAGCAGCACTCGCTGTTGGTACATTTAATGTAATAACAGGAGTTGTAGACCCATTCGCAACACTTGAGTTTAAATCAGTTCCACTTGTGCCTAATGTCAATGCAGCTACTGATGTAACTGTGCCAACATTCCAAGTTCTGTTTCCACTTAAATCGTAAGTTGTTCCATTAATAGTTAACTCAGTTGCAGCATTAGCCGGAGTATATCCTAAAATACCTGCGACTGTATTATTCTCATATCTTAATGTAGATGCGTTCCACCAAATACTTGCTTTGTCAGCAGGACTTGGAGCATACACATTATGTAATTCTCCAAGCTCATATCCTGTGTCAACGGCTACATAAATCTTACCATTAACTGCGTGAGCATATGTTACATAACCAACAATAACTGCGTGATTAGGTGCTACCGGTCTAATATTTGTTAACTGACCCGGAGTCGTTGCAGATAAATAAACAACATCTCCATCAACCCAAGTTTCACCTTGAAGTGAACCTGTTGTATTGATTTGCTTTACTTCACCAAAGTTTGTAATAAATCCTTCTTGGTTTACCAAGATAGTCTCAGTAACAATACCTAATACCTCTGTACTATTGTTCTCATTATTACCTTGAGCTAAGACAACAGCAAGACGTTGCCCTTGGGCACCACCTTCTGCTACTTTTCTTATACGAACAACTTGATAGTTTGCTTCCATCAAGTCAATTCCTGACTTATTTACAACTCTTGTAACGTTCTCTTCACCAATTTGAAGTGTAACATTGTTACCCATCAATCTTAAATCCATTGTGCCGTCAACAGAGTTCCACTGCATACGTCCAACTTGTAATGTGCCTGATGGCGTCAAGTCAGCTTGGAAGTATCCTGCAGATATTCCGTATTCGCCTAAGTCAACATTTGTTGTTGCTCCTGTATAAGGGACAAATCCTGTTAATCCCGGGAATGTCTGAAGTGCACCTGTACCATCAATATATTGTAATGATGTACCTGCACCTGTAATTGCAATCGTACCATTTGAAGTCAATGGGCTATTTGCCACACTAAATGCTGATGGCATACTTACACCAACTGATGTAAGACCTGTGTCTAAGTCTGTCCAAGATGCAGTAATTGTATTACCATCTTGTTCGTTAAGCGTTAATGTCTTTGTTGTTGTTCCTGTAACTGCAGCACTTACAATACTTCTGTCATAAGCTGTATTCCAATTTCCTGAGTTATCAGTAATATATGTGATGGTTCCGGCAGTAGATTTAACTAAGCCGGTTCCACCTAAGTAATTTTGTTTGTTGTTGAAGGTTGTCCAATCAGTAGCACTTAAGTATCCATCAACCGATGTTGTTGCCTTAGGGATGCTAAATGCTCCTGTTAATGGATTATATGTTAAAGGTGCATTTGCACTTAATGAACCAAGTGTAATATATCCTGCTCCATTTAATATTTGACTATTGTCAGTAGGAATAGTGATAACACCTGAAACGTTGTTATAAGCACCACTTCCTGCTGCAAAACTAAGAGCACCTCTTGCTCTACTATCTAAATAGTAAAGATTAGTTGTACCCTCAGGAATGTTGTCTGTTGTTAAACTAACTGCTCCTGTAAATCCGTTTACACTTACTACAGATTCAGTGTTGTCAACTTTTTGCCAAGTGCTTTCGCTAAATATAGCCCAATCACCCACTTGCCAATCAGTAATACCATTTAAGTTGGTAGTACCTGCTACGTTTACAATATAGTAGTTTCCTTGTACTCCTACACTACTCTGTAATGTTGGTACGTTTGTACTTGCATTCCAAGTTCCCTTGTATTGCACCCCGCCTACTAACGCATTGATTTGACTTTGGGTCTTACCAAACGCTGTCAATATGCTATCAGATGCATTAATTGTTCCGGCAGTTGGATTAAATCCTGTCAATACCTTTCCAATCACAGCAGCATTACCTAAAGTAACACTTGCCGCTCCGGGACCACTTGCAGTCGCTTCACCTGTTAATGCAGTAATATAGTTTCCTGCATTTTGCTTACCATCAAAAGTAATCCAATCAGAAGATGACAAATATCCGTTTTGAGTATTTGTTGCTTTCTGAATGCTAATTACATTTGTTGCAGGATTTAAAAATAATGGAGAAGTCGCTGTATATACAGGCAAGCTCACCCATTCAACCCCTGTTCCTGTACTTGATAAAACCTGACCAACGCCACCAACTGCAGCATTACCATCAGTGATAGTACCATCGAGAGTAATATTGGTATTGATAGTTGCAGTATCTGTATCAACATCTAATGCTTCAAGACCTGCATCTAATATAATTCCTGTAGTTGAGGTATTACCTACCTCTAAAACTTGTTGTAAGTTAGGTGTGAAGATTGGAGGAAGTGTAACCCAAGCTACGCCATCTTCTGTACTTGTAAGTACTTGTCCTTCTGTACCTGCTGAATCTTCTGAATCAAATACACTACCTACTATGTGAGTCTCCTCATTTAAGTAGGTAATGTATAGATTAGCAGTATCTGTAACGTCAAGATTTGTAGTAGTAATAGTGCCGAATAGATTGATGTCTTGAGTTGCTGTATTCCCATAATCTAATACTCCTTGCAAATTGTTTGCAGGAATAACAGGTAGAAATAAGTCCAATAACTCCTGTAACGTAAAGTTATACGTTGCATCTTCTATTTCTCCTCCAACACTTGTACCAATTAGCTTATCGGCTAATTTAGGTACAGGGACTACTTCGTATGTACTAATCTTTGACATCCGCTATAATATTTTTAATGTACTATCTTCAAATCATCTCCTGTTCTGTAGATTTGACCCACAGTTAATCCCGCTGCTACTGCTGAAGCATTATCAGCATAAGCAGGAACGTTGTTAATTACAATAGCGGGAGCATTAAAGTTTTGCTGAAACAAAGCTAATAACTCAGCTAAAGTAAAATTATAGGTCGCATTTACAGGCGTACCCCCAATCTTAGTACCAACAAGTTTGTCATTTAATATTGGTAGTGCATTAATTGGATATGAACTAATCTTTGCCATTTTATACTAATGTTAAAAGGTACAATGTCTCATTTATAAGACCAATCATTTCGTCCATAATGTTTTGCAAGTCTGATGCATAGTTATCTCTTTCAGCTTCAATAGTTGCTTGCATACCCTTTAAATGAGTAACTGCATCTTGCTTTTTAGATTCAGGGATAACAATATCAAGACGACCACTACGACCAAACAACTTCTCAGTAAATGAGTCAGTCAAGTCTAAGATACCATCATAATAAGCATTAAGTGCCTTATGCTCTGCAAAAGACCTTGTATCCAAATGAGTCAAGTGCATCATATCTCTTGACTGAAAAAGGAGTCCTAAGAATTTGTTAGGTGCCATAGTTTATTTTTTTTCTTTGTGAGTTACTTCGCCTGTCTGTGTATTAATCACAGCATCAGCTCCGTACTTCTCAATTAATACTTTTTCGTTGTTTGAAAAAGCATCCATTACCTTCTCAGCTTGAGAGATAAGTGACTGCTTTTTTAATTCAAGGTCTCCAAGAGCAATCTTAATCTTAGTGAACTCTTGTGTTCCTGTCTTAATGAAATCTAATTCTTCTGCTGTTAATGTCTGATTTGCCATTTGATTTGAGTTTAATTTATACAAATATAGTAAATAAAAATTATCATTTTCTTCCGAATCTCCATATAAGCCATAGGGCAATTGGTATCAATAAAAGCCACAAATAGAATAGGTAGTTTGCTTTCTTGTCAACCTTTTTGTCGAATGTCTTCTCCTTAACCTCTCTTTTTACAGAAAGCTGTTTATCGGTGGATTGAGTCACAACTATTTTAGACGAATCCACAAGGTGTCTTCGTGCTTTCTTTACTTTTACTTTAGCATTAAAGTACTTGGTTGTGCCAATGATTATAGGCTTGGATGTGTCGATAGGAGTTACCTCAACTTCTTCAGTACTATCGGTAATGACAATAGCGTTCTGCTGAATGCTCACGCTATCTTTCTTTTCAACAGATACGCTGTCTGTGTAAGTCTGTGTTTGGGTTTTAGTTACAGCCACCTTCCTTGCTGCACAACTGAATAGAAGGGGAATAACTAATGCCAATGCAAGGTATTTCCCCATAGGTATTAGATTAATACAAAGCCGTTCTTGTCAACTTTGTCGGTTTTATGTAATGTTTGCAAATCTACAATAGACTTGCCAAATGTTTTCTGAAAATGAGGAGCATCTACGAACTTCCAATCTCCTCCCCACTCGTAACCATATCTCTTGAAGATAGCCACAATCTCTTGCCAATCAGCTTTCTTGTCACCATCAAAGTCAGTCTTGCTATCCCAACTTGCTGTCTCAAAGCTGCTATTGCCATCTTTGTCTACAAGCAATGCGATGTCAATCGCTAATCCATAGTTATGGTATGACTGACCGCCTTTAGCATTTGTAACCTTAGACCCTTTCTTGGTTCTTCCTTGAGCGTACAATGCGTCCTGCTCGGCAAATGTTCTATGTGTGTGAGTAAATCTACAGATAGCTTTCCCTGTCAATGCCTTGCAAATCTCGTCATATAACAAGACTGCCTCATCTCGTAGTTTTGGATGAAGCAGTTTGATTCTATCTAAAGTAACTTGGTCTTTCATTTAATATCGTTAATGTCCGTTTTTATCTCTTTTGCTCTGTTCAATAAGTTCTTAAGCATCTTCCATATGTCAATCTTAAAACTCTCCTCGATGTTCTCTTTAATAGACACGAGTTCTATGAACATAAGCAAGATAGCACATATCTTGGTAAACATAAAATCAAATCCGAATGCGTGCTTCACGAACTCATTCAAAAGAAACTTATCCATCAAGAACAAAAACAACACACATACTTCATATAATAACATCTTACTTACGATGTTGGATAATTTTCTACTTCTCACACTCTTCCACCCGTTTAACTTGATTGACTTAAAGATTCCCGTAAATGTGTCAAGCATTATTGCTGACGCCACAGCTATTAATAGCCCGTGAATGGGAGCAAATAGAAGAAGTATAGATGCTATTAGGTATTGTATATATTTCATCGTCCTTGACCTCTGTACGGCTTTTTATAAAGTTTACTATTCTTGTTACTGCTCGTTTGGTTTTTTGCAGCTACACCTCTTTTCTTAGGCTTCTTGATATAAGAACTGCCGCTTGTTGCTTTTGCCATAGCTTTTTATTTTACCAAAGTGCGTTAATAAGTGTTGCTGTTGTGCCGCTACCTGAGCCGTGCACCTTTACTACCTGAACAGGTAATACTGTACCTACAGGAACTGCAGTGAATGTAACCACATCTTGACCAATGGTTGTAACTTTTACGTTACCTGCACCGCCAACATATAAGAAACATCCCGGATTGCCGTTTGATGTCTGAGGGCTTGCTGCATATACCACATATGCTTTAGCAGTTGCAGTGAAGATGTCAGCATTTAACAACAATTGTGTTTGACTAACTACTGAAATCACTGTTGCTGCAGTACCATCAGTTGTATTGTACACAATGTCACCTGTCTTTACATTCTTTGTATTGAATGTAGCAGCAGAGTCTACAAGAGCCGCTACAGCCACTGATGTATTTGTTCCACTTGCACTTGGTGCAGGGTATGGCACGTTTGCATTATCACTTGGGATAACCGCTAATGCTCTTGAAAATGTTGTTTTAAAAACTGACATATTTTTTATTTTTTATCTTGATAAGGAAATGCTCTGTTTAATGCGTCTCTGCGTTTGTTGCATCCACAATCTTTACCTGTTGCTTTAGATACAGTCTCTACCACCTTCTTGATGCCGGTAGCTGTTGTGAACTTCTCAATAGTGTCGCCAAGACCTTTACTTTTTTGTTGATTTTGCATTTGATTTGATTTTATTTTTAGAAAGATTACTTACGTTACCTTTAAGAAACTTCATAGCTCCATCTAAAGATTTTTTAGATTCGTACTTTGCTGCTTTTTTGATTACCTGCTTCATACTATTTCTTTTTTCCTTTGTTAGCTTTGGCTGCTAATTTAGTAAAAACATTGGCACCATATTTATTACGACCAATGGTAGCTGCGATAGCGTTAGCTGATTTCTCACTAACACCTTGTTTCTTTTGAATCTTTTCGCTTAGTTGTTTAAACTTGCTCATCATATTAGTTTTAAATATTTGAAACTCTTCTACCCATACCAACTCTTGATTTCTCAGCTTTCTTAGCGGCAAGTTTAGAAGGACTTATTTCCGACTTTGTTTTTGGTGTCTTTGAAGACACTCTTGTTGTTGGTCTGCAATATTCATTGCTACCACCTGCACCACAGGCTTTACCTGTTTTTGTATCCTGCCACTTTTCTCTCTCCCACCTTTTTAAACTACTACCTGCCTCAGTCTTTCTCACAACACCTGAACTCTTGCGACACTTAGCTATTGCTTGTGATGCACGAGCAGATGGGAACACATCATACGATGCTTTGACTTTTTTGTAACAGGCGTCTTTCATTAGTATTTTCCTCTGCGACCTTTTGGATTAGCAGTGGTTGAACCTCCGGGACCTGCCCATAAGTTCTTACACGCCCAATACCTTGGAGTCAATTTATCTGTAGCTGTATCGCAACTATGTCTTGCTTTAAAACTTTTACGAGCAGCGGCAGAATAATTATTGCCATAGCCCTTTGCTCCAAAGTGGAGGAGTTTCTCCTCCCCATTGGAACAGGCTTTTACCATCCTCTTCTTCCCGGGTCTATCCGATGGAACAGGACGATTACATTTCATATTTGACTTATTCGCCATAATGATTAGTTTCTGAATGCACGTGTTTTGTGACCCGGATATTCTTCAACTTTCTTTGGCTTTGGTAACTCGTATGCGTCTTTAGGAGCAACAGCTTCTTCGACTTGAGCTACAATCTCTTCAGTTAACTCAACATCTTGCTGAATTACTTCTTCGTGTTTTGACTTTGCCATAATGGTTTACTTTGCTTTTTTAACTAATTTTTTAGCTACGCCTGCAGCTTTAACTGCAACCTTAGCACCTTTAGAAGGAACGCCTTTAGACATTGCTAATGGCTTTGCTTGTAATGCTCCTTTGATTGACGGACCACCGCCTGAAGGATTCTTCATTCTTGAAGATGCAGGTAAATTTGGAGTTGATTTCATCTTGTTTTTTTTTAGAATTTATTATTTATTTTTTACGACCATAAACATTTACCATAGCAACGCTATCTAAGTACTTATATCCTTTCTCAGGATTAGCTTTCTCAGCAGCGTCATATGCTTTGTTATATTTTTTTGCAAAAGATGATTGCTCACGAGCACTCTCTCTTGAAAGTTTATTACTTAAACGTTGTTCTTGTCTCGCACCACGTGCAAGGTTTGATGCAGAACGATTATCTTCACGAATACCTTCGCTTGTTGTAGCAGCACAAGATTTACCCGGTGCACATTTTGGATTTCCTAATTGTTTAGTTGCCATCGTTTACTTTTTAAATTGATTACCTAAAGAAGAATTTAAAGTTTGCAATCCTGATATTCTGCTCGCAGCAGACACACGTCTATCTCTATTCTTAGCCATTCTATCTTTAAGTCTCTCTTTACCTTCTTGAATGGACTTTATTCTTTGTGCTTGCTCGTTCTTAAATGTTATGGCATCTAAGGATTCTCTTAGCGTTTTTTCAGACTCTTGTTTTTTACCCTTTGCCATAATAAATTTATAACTTTGCTTTACAAATGTAATAAAATTTAATTAAATGAAAACAACACCAAAAGACTACCTAAAATTTTGGAGAGTCATCAGGTATTACTACAAGGCAAAGTTCCAATTAAGCCAAGCTGACCTCGACATAATCTTGTTTCTTTACTCAGAAGGGTACTTTGGGAAGGAGAAGTTTGACGAGTTTGCAGAACTCGTAAGTTGGGAAGTGGGAAGGTTTAAAAGACTGCACAAAGAAGGTTGGATTGAAACCTTCAGAAGACGTGGACCTAATGGCAGGGCACTTTACCAACTCAGCTACAAGGCAACTCGTCTTGTGCTTGACATCTACAGGAAACTAAATGGGGAAGAAATCCCGACAAGTATTTCTGCAAACCCTATGTTCTTGAAGAATGTCTCCTACAACGATAAGGTTTACAGAAATATGATTATCGAGATGAATGCTTATCAAAAAGCCAATAAGTACAGAAAGCCTGCACCTGAATCTACCGAAGACTAAATCACAACCACCACGTCTCTCTCAGAGATGATGGTGTACTGCGTATCATCTATCAGCATCGTGAAGCTGTGAGCCTTGTCATAGTAAAGCTCATCGCCTTCGTCAATGACACTCACATCAGTGCCGGGTGCTATCACCATCGCTCGCTTGTAGCGTAGCTGATTGGTATCCTCACCCGACAATATCAAGCCACTCTCAGTGGTTACTGTCTCTTGTACATCTTTGACTACAATGTATTTGCCTATTGGTTTCATATTCTAATCGTTTAATACTATTACCCAATCTTCAGCAAGCATATCAGTTTGAGATGCCAACCAAGGAACTCTACTTTTAGGAGCGTCAGGGTTTTCTGTTTGTAATCCTGTTGTGTCGATGAAGATATAAGGATGTGTCATCTTGCTGTGTTCGTCAGGAACTTGCAGCTCAATAAAAATTCCTTTACCATTCCATCCCTTGCGAGCAACCTTTGCTCCAAGTTTTAAATCTTCTAATGCTTGTCCAAAATTCATAAAATTCAATTTAATTGTGATGTTCCACGTGGAACGTTTATTGTTGTTGCTCGTATGTACGAGCCATTGTGATAATTGCATTGGTACTTAGGATGGTTGTAGCTACGCTGACTGCGTTTTGCAACGCTGACCTTGTAACTTTCAACGGGTCAATAACACCCATCGCCACCAAGTCACCCATCTCACCTGTCTTCAGGTTGTATCCGTGACCAACAGGAGTGCTATCCTTGTACACATCGCTTGGTTTCAACCCTGCGTTAGCCAAAATTTGTTGGAATGGAGCCATTAAAGCATCTCTTAAAATGCGTAATGCAGCGTCATACTCCTTACTTGCCTCAGCATTTGTAAACAAATCTGCTGACTCATCAAGCAATGCCTTTCCGGCACCCGGTAAAATTCCTTCCTCAAGTGCGGAACGAACAGCACACACAGCGTCATCAACCCTGTCGTACAACTCTTTCTGCTCAAGGTCAGTCTGACCACCCACAAATATCACACCTATGCCACCTGTAAGTGAGGCAATACGCTCCAATAAGAAGTCTTTGTCCCCTTTCTTAGTAGCTTCTTTGTGTGCATCCCACAATTGCTTAACTCTCTCTTCAACTTTTGTCTCGTCAGCTTTAGCTGCACTGCGAATAATGACAGTCTTGTCCTTGCTCACAATAACTTTTGCTGCGTGACCTAAGTCTCCGTAGTTGATATGGCTCAAATCGTCACCCGTCTTCTCACTATAGTAAGTCGCTCCTACACTAATCGCAATATCTTGCATCAACTCGTGCTGCTTGTAGCCAAAGTTTGGCGGAGGTACAGCTACCACTTTCAAATTTCCCTTAACTGAGTTAGCTGCAAGCGTGTTCACCACATTGGTATTACACGGAGAAATAATCAACAGCTTCTTGCCCTCAGAAATAATTGGTTTCAACACGTTCTCAATCTGAAGAATGTTCGCTATCTCCATATCGCACACCAATACCATCACGTCCTCAAACACACACTCGTCTTTCTTGGCATCGTTGATAAACATCGGACTCAAATATCCTCTGTCAAACTTCAAACCCTTAGTCGTCTCAGCATATGTCTCACTTGTTTGGCTTCTTTCCACAGTTACAATACCGGTCTTGCCCACATCCTTATACACCTCAGCAATAATGCGACCAATCTCTCTGTCATTGTTGGCACTGATAGCAGCTACGTCAAGTAGCATACTGCTACTGACCTTTTTGGCTTTACGTCTTAACTTGTCCACCACCTTGTTGCTTATGTCCACCATATGTCTTAGCACCTCAGTCCTGTTCATATCCTCTTTGATATGCTCAAGTCCACCAAGCACCAATCCTTCGGTCAACACAATCGCTGTTGTTGTACCATCACCGGCAGCGGTAGCTGTCTTGTCTGCCGCCTCCTTCATCATCTTAACCGCAAGGTTCTCACTTGGGTCAATCAGGTCAATTGACTTGGCAACTGTTACACCATCCTTAGTAACTGTGATGCCGTGTGTGTGATGTGGACTCTCAATGAGTACAGTGTTACCACTTGGTCCAAGTGTTGACTTAACAGCCTTGGACATCTTAACTACACCGCTGATTAATTTCTTCCTGCCGTCCGAACCGAACTGCAAATCCTTGGGTGAGTACCCAATTCCTGATGTTTCTACCATTTGATTATAATTTAATTTACTGATGTACAAATATAGTCAACCTATGGTATATTAACCACGATTATTGAAATATTTATTATCCCATAAGTAGATATTGCCCGGTAGGGCACAAGGTTTATGTCAAGTTTTGCCGGGATAATGTCAAATTATGTCGGTTTTATTTATGGCTATCACAAGTCGACATTGGCTTAAACGCAATGCTGTAAAGGATTTGATACATCAATCAGCATCTAAATGCTGATAATGCAGAAATTTTTCCCCTATTCTTTATATATATTTCCCTCCTTTTATATATTTTTTTCCCATTAGAATTTCTCTTTAAAATCGACATTTTCGACATTAAAGAAATAAAGTATTAATAATCAATAAATTAGAAAAATAAAATCGACATAAAAACGACATAAAACAAAGACAAAAATGTCAAAGTCGACATAAAAAGAAAGAGGACTCAAGATTGAGCCCTCCTCTAACTAACCATTAACCTCAAAATAAACCTAACCTTCCATCATCTCTGACTTGATGTTACCTAAGAACACAGCCTCTGACATCATCTGAATTTTTTCGGAACGCTTAACTACTTTCTTCATATCAGCAGCTTGACGAATACCCGTAACACCATCAGGTCTGTTATTAATCTCCATACCTCCATTGACAGTCAAACCAAAGTTAGCCCCTCTCTGTTGGTATATGCTGTTTGACAAGTCTTTCTTGTAAACAGAATTTCCAAATTTTAATTTCATAAAAAACGTTTTTTAAGTGAAGTAATATTACAGGGTAAAGATAATAAATTTTGAGATACCCGGAGTGTTTGGGCTATAGGGGCGTTTGACGCAAGGAGCCGGCTACCGAAAACGACTTTTTTTTTGAGGGGTGGGGGTACGAATTAGCCTCCGCCCTGTAGACTTTTTAGCTTTTTGCCCTGCCTGTGTATGCATAAGGACGGCTCAAGTATCAATGAGCCGTCCCTCCTGCCTCCGTTCTTCGTTCTTCCTGCCTCCGCTCCTTGCTTTATCCTGCCATTGCCCTGCATCGTTACGCTACAGGCTAACATCAAGCCCTTTGTAGTGTCTTCGAAGACACAAAAAGAGAGAAAAGGGACAAAGAGAGACGCCTTAGCCCCTGCCTACCCATATTCAAGTCTAAACATTGTATGCCCTTTGTTCATTACTAAACGCCTGACAGCAAAGAATTTTCAGCCTGAAATAAAAAAAAGTTTAAAAAAGTTTTGGTAGTATGGAGTAATAGACTAAATTTGAACCATCAAACAACAATTAATAATCAAAATTTAAACACAATGAGCAATTTACTATCAATCGAAAGTAGCTTTCTGAACCTGCCACAGGTCAAGACAGCGTTGAATTTGAGCGAAATTCGTTCGGTTCAAAGAACCATTACAAACGCTAAGAAGAAAAAGTTCGAGCAAACGTTACAGCTAAGCAAGTTAGTGACAGCGGCTGTAGAGTGGTTTCAATCTGAGGAGGGGCAACGTGTATGCTCTGAGGAGGGTATCAGTTGGAGCAATGAGGAGATAGGACAGAAAGTTTTTGGATGGCAAAAATCGTTTTTCTACAAAGTGGTGAAAGCCGGAAAGCTACAGGCTGAGGTTATCGAGACTTTCAAAACAAAGTGCGATGAGGCTGAGGCACAAGGTCAAGAGCCTAACCGCTCACTTGAGGGCTTACTTAAGTTCGCTAAGCAAGTGGAGACAGGTAACACAGCAAGTGGAGAAGGTGAGAGCGAGATGGGTGACCCTGAGACTACAGGTGAGGCTCAAGTTGAAACACGTGTTGAAACCATTTTAACTTTCACTTACAAGAGCGAAGGCGGTAACGTTTCAGTTCGTATCGATGCAAACGGAGTGGTGAAAACCACAAACAGCGATGAACAAATTCGTGAGGCTATCGCTGTGTTAAATTTCAGTTTACAAAATCGTTAATCCATAAAATCTACTACAATGCAAACAGGCATCATTTACACAACCACAGGTCAAAGAGAAAGAGGTGAGGTTTCAAGCTACCACAGGAAACCACAGCCCCTGTTTTTGAACAAGACTAAGCACGCTGTAGACGTAGCAGGTCTTAAAAAAGCCGAACAAAGAACCGCTATCAAATTCGAGGGCGGTGACTATGAGGCTAAGTTTACAATAGGCTTCGAGGTCGAGAAAAATCAGCTAAGCCGTAACGCTGTGAAAGAGTACGAACTTTTTTGTGGCTTCGAGCGTGACGGGTCTTGTGGCTATGAGGCTGTCACTCACGTACTACCATTGCTACCGGCAGGTAAGTGGCGTACAAAGGTTTTTGACCTTATGCACAAGGCTGAGAAGATTATCGATGACAGATATAGCCCCTCAGACAGACGCTGTGGCGGTCATATCACCATTGCGGCTGATGGCTTCACAGGTGAGCAATTGAGAGCAGCCGTTCGTAAAAATGCAGGTATCGTTTACGCCCTGTTTCGCAATAGACTTGAGAACAGGTATTGCAACGCCAACAACAGGATGCAGGATATTTCAGGTGACAGGTATCAGGTGAGCCTTGCAAAGGGCAATTGCCTTGAGTTTAGACTACCATCACGCTTCGAGTCAGTGAAACAAATGATGAGAAGATATGAGCTGTTTTACGAACTTGTAAACTACAGCATCAACAAGCCTAATGGGTCACACGAGGCGTTTCTTAAGACCATCACGCCTATCGTTATCTCAATGTACAACGGAGACACTGATAAGGCTAATGAGGTTCTGAGACTTGCTAAGCTATTCAGAGCCTACATCCTGAAAGGTGAGATACATCAAGACATCCTGAGGTACTTGAGCCGATAAAATATGAGGGGAGTGTCTTCAAAGACACTCCGCTGTCGGGGGATGAGTTGTCCTCCCTGATGAGTCCCAAAGGACGAAACAGCAATTTAAACCGGAGGTTTGAAACGCCTCCACAACCACAATCAATATGAAAAAATCAGTAATCACAAAAATCGCAATCCTGTTTAGTGCAGGGCTATTCGGGTCAATGACGGCAATCTATTCAATCTATGATATGGACGTGCCGATGGGTATTACCATCCCGATGCTAATCGTGTCAATCCTTTTAGTCGCTGTGTCTATGCAGTGGCTTGAGAAGGAGTTAAAGAAAATCATTAAGTAATCCTTAAAATCAATTGACAATGAGACAGATAACAAGAGACATCGTGAACGCTTTTCAGAACAGCCGTTCACTTACAATTGGCAACAGCCGTACAAATGGCGAGAGCCTGTGGCTATTCGGTAACAAGATAGCTGAAATCAGAAGGGATGGGCTATGGATAACAAATGCGGGATGGGATAGCAAGACCACAAAGGAAAGGCTCAATGGTTTATCAGGGGTCAACATCGTACAACGCAGGGGCGTTTGGTTATTGAATGACAGGGTGTGGGATGGTAGATGGGTGAACGTGGATGCGTGGAATGATGGCATCACCTATGTGAATGATGAATCGCCACGTGAGGAGAATGAGCAGGAGTTTGACGTGACAAGTGAATGGACTAATGAGGGCTACAGCCGACCTGTGTATTCAATCTACCATACGTTGGTGGAGAATGACCTTGTACAGGTGGAGCAGGTGCTAAGTGAGGCAGGGATACCATCACGCAGGATGGAATCAGATACTGAAGGTGTGTATAGACCAAACTATTTTATAGTCGTGCGTCCTGAGAACGTGGTTCGTGCGAGTTCAGTATTGTGCGAGAACTATTCATTGGTTTAACAAGTGGGGGTGTCTTCAAAGACACTCCGTCCCTGAGTGTGTTGCTCAGGCTGATGAGTCCGAAAGGACGAAACGGAAACCACTTAAATCAAATTCAAATGACTCAAGAACAAATGACAATTGAGAGACAGCGTAATGAAACTATTCAGGACGTAATCGACAGGCTACTCTACCTACCGGCAGATAAGTTGGCAGAGTACAAGCACTACCTTGACGTGCTCGTATCAGTTTACCCGATTGATATGGAAATCAAAGACGGAATCAGAATCTATCACGTATCAAAAAGAAAGTAGTATGAAAGTTCTATCAGTAATCTTAATCGTATCGTTTCTTACCTCTTGCAGTGTTGAGTATAAAATTGCTCACTACAAAAGACCGAACAGGAAGCAAACCTGTATCGTAGGAAGGAGACCATTCTAAAATCAAATCAATATGGAAAGTCAACACTATTTCAAAGTTTATTACGGACAAGTATGCGTATGGTCAGTAGTCGCCCACACAAAGTGGGAGGCTATTGACAAGGCGTACTACAAATTCATTGGGGACAGACCCCATTTAGAGCGTACAAAATTCAAGGCAAAGAAAGTTTATTAGAAAATAAATTTGGAGATGTCTAAATTATGTCTTATCTTTGTTCAAATCAAGTTCAATAATCGGGTTCTATGTCTCTTTAGGCATTGCCCATAAATCAAATCTTACTATGTGTGTAATCATTATCAAGCAGAAAGGGAAGCACGTCCCTCAGGAGGTTGCAAAGACCTCAGCACGAATCAATCCTCACGGATTGGGAATCATTTGGCTCGACACGTTCGAGGTTACCTATCACAAATCAGCAGAGTACAAGGTACTCGATACAAAAAGACCATTCATTGCTCACTTTAGATATGCGACCATTGGTGCTATCAACAAAGAGAACACGCATCCATTCAGATGTGGTAGCAACAAGCAAGAGTGGTTAATGATGAACGGAACGATTAGAAGTCTTGGCAATGTCAAGAAGAGTGACTCAAAGGTATTGGCTGAGAATCTTGGAGAGATACCACGTCACAAGTGGAAGAAAGAGTTGGAGCAGTATGAGTGCAGGTTCGTTACGATTAACACGCACAGCAGAACGTATCAGATTTATAACAAAGAGTTGTGGGTTCAGAAGGATGGCGTGTGGTACAGCAAAGACAACGTCCTTGAGGATACATTGGTTGCGGTGTATGGCACGTTGAAGAAAGGGTACAGCAATTATAATCACTATTTGACAAGCTCGAAGTATGTGGGTAGTGGGGAGACCAAAGACAAATATCCATTGGTCATTAGCGGGTTGCCGTACTTGATTGAGAAGAAGGGAGTGGGTCACAATGTGGAGGTGGATGTGTTCAAAGTTAGTAGCTCAGTGCTCAGTGCATTGGACAGGTTAGAGGGGCATCCGAATTGGTACAGGCGTAAGCAGATTGACATTCAGATGAAAGGTAAGGTGCTTACCTGTTGGATTTATTTTAATCTAAGAGAGCACGAGAAAGGTCACGAGTTGCACAAGACGTACACTCAGTTACCTAACAGAGCGAAGTGGTATGAGGAGGAGGATGAACGTGAGAGTGAGGCGTCATTCAGTAGATATACTGAACGTCAATTGAACTTGCTCGATATATTCGAGGATGAAGATTGTGAAGATTGTGGTTTTGATATAGTAAATGAGAAGCCCATTTGTGTAGATTGTTTTCACGACTTGGAACACGATGGCTTTGCGAACTACCATTGTTGTGGTTGCGATGGTTGGTTTGCTGAGGATGAGGTACTGCGATTTAGACCTTAACCTCAGTAGTAGGGTGGTGTCTTCAAAGACACTGCCCTCCGTCTCAGGATGTGTGTCCTGACTGATGAGCTCGAGAGAGCGAAACGGAAACCATCAATCAAAATCATTATGAAAAAAGAAATCAATTTCAATCACGATGCGAAGACAATTACAGAAGCATTGGGTGTCACAGAGGATGTGAACAGAAAGTCAAAGGATGCCATCATTGACTTTATGACTGACTCAAGAAGTAGCACGAGTGTGTTGGCTGAGTATATCCATAAGTCTATGGAGTATGAGACTATCTTAATGTTGGCTACGCATCAAATCCAAAAGAAGATGGAAGATGCATTCGGAGGTGAGGAGCTTAAGGATGCATTGAAAACATTGGCGTCTATACTTGGGCGTCCTGAGGTAAAAGAAGACGACAAGGCAAGTTTGAATTAAGCAAGGGCAGGGAATCCCTGCCGTCCACAGATGTGTGTCTGTGCTGATGAGTTCAAAAGAACGAAACGGAAACCACTTAACTTAAATGTCTATGAATTATTTTATCTTAGTCCTGAGTTGTTTTGTGAGTGCAATGGCAGGATGTTTTATCGGAGCGTATGTAACTTACAAATCAATGAAGATAATCGTGAGACGTAAGGTCGCACACATTTTAAAAAGTCAAAACCACAAATGAGATGAACATTTTCAAAATCAAAATTTCAGATTGGGATGAGTTTAATTTTATCCTTGCCACTCAATTGAGTGAGAAGCAAATCCGTTCTGTCATTCAGCCTATGGTTGATGAGAGTAGAGAAGAGGACTTTGTTTTTACGCCTGACGACTATGTAAATGTGCTCAAGGATGCATATCCTAAAGCAGTTATTTTAACCGATAATTCAGACACAGATGAAATCATATTTTAAAATAGCGAAAGGGTTTGTGTACTTAATTGCTGAGTTGGTATGGTTCTTAGTTGTATCCATCCCGTTGGCGTTTACCTTACTCTTCTTTGTTGAGTTAGTATCTATAATCAAATCAATCTATAATCAAATCAAATCAGTATGTCAAAGAATCACTACGAGATGAGTGCGGTAGCCTCCGCCAATCTTGAAATCGACTACCTACGAGGTCAGTTAAATGAGGCAAATGCAAAGTTAAAAGACGAGAAGGTTGCACGTGAGTTGCTCAGAAAGAAGGGTTACTACGTTGACAATCTTTGGTGTATAGGAGACGTTATAGAAAACTATGACTGCACTCCGGAGCAGGCTCAGAGGGTGCTTGAGATGGCACTAACGAATGACGCTACTATGGAGCAAGTATGGTGGGCAATTGACGATGCCGCTGACTCATTAGAAATCAAATCAAATCAAAATTAATATGCAAATCAAATTAAATCAGAACGTAAGCAGAGAAGTCTTGGAAGACATTTTTGTAACAGCATTAGAAGGCGGTAGTAACTATTGGTACTACTTGCCTCACGAATCAGTATTAGCAATCCGGGGTGCGGTTCCTAAATCGGAAGACCCATACCTAAGCACAGCAATCCTCAAAGCAATCTTAGACCACGATGTAAAGGTCAGCATCAATGATGCGGAAGATGAGACTGAGGTGGTTGGCGTAATCACAAAGAGTTTAATTGAGCCACGCTTACAGCTATTAATGGACAGCCCACACAGATGGGCGTTGGAAAGACATTTGGAGGAGAATGGCGATGCCGACTCCGCAGATGTGGTGTTCCAATACTTGGCAATGGGGGAGGTAGTTTATGGATAATCTTAAACCAAATGAAATGGAAAATAATCAAGAAACATTTATCGACAGACTGAAGAAACTGCAAGAGCAGGCATCAGTTTTAATTCAGGAGTTGGAAGCGAATCCAAACTTTCCTGAGGGACACGTAATAACAAAAGAGTCTTGGGACAATGCAGATAAAATCATCCACGATGGTTTTGTGTATGTAAAGTACAGCGACCTATTGTTTTATAAATAAATTATACTATCTTTGTACAGAATTTAATCAAATTAACGGGAGCTTCGGCTCCCATAAACTTTAATCAAATGGAAAATTTAGAAAGTTTTAGTAGCACAGGCAGGTTCACAAGTAGACAAGCATACCTTGAGAAAAATCCGGATGCAATCCTCCACGAGAAGTGCACAGACGTTGTTATGTATATCGGTGGACATATAATTGAGGTGTTGGAATCAGGAGAGTTTATGGTGGACGAAGAGTTCAAAAGTCGTTCACTTGATGAGGCAGAGACGCAATTGTATTTAAAAAAATATTAACAAATAAATGAACGATGTATGAACATATTCACTATATTTGTTTTCAAATCAATTAGAAGTTATGAAGCACGATGTATTTAATCAGTATGTAGAAAGGGTTGCTGACTTGTTCAGCATCAGTAAGGAGGAGATATTCTCCAAATCAAAGAAGAGAGAGTTAGTAGATGCACGTCACTTGGTATATTACTTATGTGCTAAGAGACCAATGCAAATCACATACATTCAAAAGTATATGAACGAAGCAGGCTACGACATTAAGCACTCTTCAATCATCCACGGAATATCTGTTGTTGAACAGAAGATAGCAGAAGACAAGGACTATGCGTCTATTGTTAAGGATGTGGACAGAGCAGTTTTTATTTAATCAAATCAATCAATCAAATCAAATCAAATGGAGAAGAAAAAATCAGTCTTTGAAAGACTATCCGCAATCAATGTGAACGACCACGTTGAGAAGAAAGACAATCTTACTTACTTGTCTTGGGCTTGGGCTTGGACGGCTACTAAAACAGAATGCCCTGATGCCACTTACAAAATTTTAGAGACAGAGTATGATGAGGCTCTTGGGTTTATGTGTCACACTACTGTTACCATCGAAGGAGAAACCTTAGAGATGTGGTTGCCGGTTATGGATGGCAAGAACAAGTCAATGAAGAAAACTGAGTATAGCTATAGCACACGCTTTGGCGACAAGAAGGTTGAGGCTGCGACTACGTTCGACATTAACAAAACCATTATGCGTTGCTTGGTGAAGAACTTAGCGATGTTTGGATTAGGAATTTATATCTATGCAGGCGAAGACTTACCTGAGGCTGAGTCAGTAGCTAAAGCAGAAGCTCCTAAGAAGACTGCACCTGCGGTTGGCGATAGCTTAATTGAACTTAAGAAAGGCACTGAGAATTGGGATGCTGTTGTGAAGTACGTGACAGCTAACAAGAAGAATGGTGTCGAGAAAATCGGTGCTCAATTGGTACGCAAGTACAAGATTAGCCCCGCTATTAAGAAAGAAATCGCTAACCTAATAAACGCAGAGTAATGAACGAGATAATAGAGAAACTACGTGACGATAACGAGTACTACAATGGATTAGGCAAGAGTTACCTATCCAATTCAGACATAGGTGTATTGCTTAACAATCCTCAGGACTTTGGCAAGACACGTGAGGATAACAAAGCCTTTATGGATGGCAGATACTTTCACCAATTAATCTTGGAGCCTGAGAAGGCTAAGGAGATGCCGGCTGTTGATGTGAGCACACGTACTACCAAAGAGTACAAAGCATTTTGCGAAGCAAATAACCTGCCGTTCTGTATGTTGAAGAAAGAGCAGGACGAGATTCAAAACTTGGTAAGCATTATCAATGGGAACATTGCGTTCTATGATGAGATTTACAAAGCAGGTAATCAGTATGAGACTCCGGCAATCGGAGAGATTCAGGGAATGATGTGGAAAGGGAAGGCTGATATTGTTACGGACAATGCAGTGATTGACCTTAAGACCACAAGTGATATTCATAAGTTCAAGTATTCAGCTAAGTCGTATAACTACGATAGTCAGTGCTACATTTATCAAGAGTTGTTTGGTAAGCCATTAGTATTCTATGTGATTGACAAAGGCACCGGAGTTCTCGGTATCTTTAGACCAACAGAAGACTTTGTTAAGGGTGGTGAAATCAAAGTTGGTAAAGCGATTGAAGTATATAACAAGTACTTTAGTTCTAATCCATCAGATGACATTGTGAACTACTACATTGACGAGTACTTGTTATAATATTTTGCTCCCCCCAAGCAAGTGTCTTCAAAGACACTAAGAGTCAGGTCGCTTAAGAGATGCATAAGTAAGTGCATACGGGTAAAGCGTAGGGATACTATGATGCAGGTTCGACTCCTGTCCTGACTCCCACTAATCATTAGCTTAGCCTCAGAGGTTGATGGTTAGTTCAAATAGACTGAGGCAATAAATAAATTTAAGAACAATGGCACAAGACGAAAAAATCTTTGCAGACGGATTCTCATTTAAGAGAAACGAGAAGGCTCCTGACTTTGTAGTCGGACGATTATCAATGAAGGCAGATGAAGCCGTGGCTTTCATCCGTCAACACGAGAAAGGTGGATGGGTAAACCTAAACATTAAGACTGCACGCAGCGGCAATCATTATGTTGAGTTGGATACCTACGAACCAACACAAGGCGGTGGTATGAAACCACAATCAGAGAAGCCTGCTACTCCGAAACAAAAAGCACCTGAACCTGAGGTTGCTGATGAAGAAGATGGCGACCTCCCATTTTAGAATTGACACCCATTAGAAACAAAAATTGGGGGAGTGAAAACTTCCCCTTTTTTTACCTCCTATGCGTGACGAAAATGTCAATGTGTTTCCCCTATATTTCTATATGTGTATTTTCTATTCTTCTTATTTTTTTAAATTATAATCTGAATAAAAAATCGACATTATTGACATTGGTTCTAATAATCAGATAGTTAGCTAAAATAAACCGACATAAAACCGACATACAATGGCACATAACGTGACGATATTCCAAAATATTAGAGATACTGACACTCCGTTCTTCCGTGATGTACACGTAATCCTTGATAGGATTAAGGAAGGAGCAGGTGCTACTAAAGATTTGGTAAAGAAGATACGCTTAGAGAAGCGTAAGCCTGAGAGACAGGAACTAAAGAAGCAGTTGCCTGCAATATGTTTTAGTGGAACATTCAATAAAAGAACTGACGCCTCACTTATAGAGCACTCAGGATTGATATGCTTGGACTTCGATGGATACACTAAGCAGAAAGAATTGTTGCAGGACAAAGAGAACCTGTCAAAGAATAAGTATGTATTCTCTGTGTTCATTTCACCTTCGGGGAATGGGCTGAAAGTTTTGGTTAAGATACCGGCAGATGCAGAGAACCATACAATGTACTTCAATTCATTAGAAAAGTACTTTGCTTCCCCTTATTTCGATAAGACGAGCAAGAACCTCAGCCGAGTGTGTTACGAGTCCTATGACCCTCTAATTGCGATTAATGAGAATAGTAGCATTTGGGATGTGATTGAGGAACCTGAGTACACTGAGGTAAGCAAGACAAGGGACAAAGCTACCATACCAATTACGGATGAGAATAAGATTGTGGAGATACTTGTCAAGTGGTGGGAGAAAAAGTATCCTATGCACGAGGGTCAACGTAATCAGAACGCATACGTTCTTGCGATGGCGTTCAATGACTTTGGCATTAACAAGAGCCTTGCATCCTACGTGCTTAATCAGTTTGCATCAGATGACTTTACGCTTAGGGAGATTGGAACGACTATCGACTCAGCGTACAGACATACTGCGAACTTCGGAACTAAGTACTACGAAGATGAAGAGCGTATCAATACCATCAAAGCAAAGTTAAGACGTGGTGTATCAAAAAAAGAGATTCGCATCCAACTGCAGGACTCCAATTTGGACAGCGATACTATCGAGTCTGTACTAAATAAGGTTGAGGAAGAGAATGCGATGCAGACATTTTGGGACAGGAACGACAGGGGAGTCATCAAGGTTGTGCACGTACAGTTCAAACAGTTCTTAGAAGATAACGGATTCTACAAGTACTGCCCTGAGGGTGGGAAGAATTATATATTTGTAAAGGTTACCAATAATTTGATTGACCACACGAGTGAGAAAGAGATTAAGGACTTCGTGCTTACGCACCTATTGGAGTTAGATGACATTGGCGTGTACAATTACTTCGCTGATAACACACGATTCTTCAAAGAAGAGTTCTTGTCACTGCTTTCAACGATTGAGATTTACTTCATTGCTGATAGCAAAGACTCATCGTATTTGTACTACAAGAATTGTGCGATTAAGATTAGCAAGGATGGTGTAACAACGCTCGACTACTTGGACTTGGGAGGATACGTGTGGAAAGACCACGTGATAGACAGGAACTTTAATCTGTGCAGCGTAACTGACAAGTGTGACTTCAAAAAGTTTGTGAGTAATATCAATGGCGGTGACCCGAGCAGAGTGAAGGCGATGGAGAGCACGATTGGATTCTTACTTCACGGATATAAGAACCTGAGCTTTTGCCCGGCTGTGATTTTGAACGATGAGGTTATTAGTGATAATCCTGAGGGTGGAACAGGTAAGGGTCTGTTGATGAGTGCTCTGAGTAAGATGAAAAAGTTAGTTGTGATTGATGGTAAGTCATTTGCTTTCGAGCGTAGCTTCGCTTATCAGTTGGTGTCAGCAGACACTCAGATACTTTGCTTCGATGACGTGAGAAAGCATTTTGACTTCGAGAGATTGTTCTCAGTAGTTACTGAGGGTCTAACACTCGAGAAGAAAAACAAGGACGCCATCAAGATACCATTCAGCAGGTCTCCGAAGATTGCCATTACTACGAACTATGCCATCAAAGGTGCAGGTAATTCATTCGCAAGAAGAAAGTGGGAGTTGGAGTTGCATCAGTATTATACCAAGGAGTTTACTCCGCTTGACGAGTTTGGTAAGTTGATGTTCGGAGATTGGAACGATGATGATTGGTGCGAGTTCGATAACTATATGATTCTGTGCTTGACCAATTACTTGAAGACAGGACTTGTGAAGAGTAAGTTTGTGAACCTTAAGATTCGTCAGTTATCAGCAGAGACTTGTCACGAGTTCATCGAGTGGTGTGGTCTTGTAGATACGCATCATAACAGAGAGGTGATGTTGCAACCCGATATTAGACTTTATAAAAACGAGTTGTATTCTAACTTCATTGATGAGTATCCTGACTATGGACCGAGGGGTAGAATGAGTGTGAGCCGAACCAAGTTCTACAAATGGCTTATCGCCTACGGTATTTACAAAGAAGGAGTAATGCCACAAGAAGACAGAGACCAACAAGGCAGATGGATTATTATTAGAAGCAAACCTGAGGGGCTTGAAGAAGCTCCTTTTTAAAATCAAATCAAATGAAAATACACAGATTAAAAACATTAGCTCCTTATTGGGATAGAGTTTATACAGGAGAAAAAACTTTTGAGATTAGAAAGAACGATAGAGATTTCCAAGTAGGAGATGTTCTTGAATTGGAAAGAATTGAAACAGAAAAAGTGCCAATAAATTCTTTTGTTCCAAATGCAATTCTTAAAGCAGATGTGAAATATGTTTTATGCGGGGGGCAATATGGTTTAGAAATAGGATATTGTATTATGGCTATTCAATTAAGAGATGAATATAAAATGTACCAACAATGACACAAGAACAAATGATACACGTGGGGATGATTAATTCATTCAATGTAATTACAGAACGCAATACGTTCGATGAGATTGCTATGTCGGAGATGAGCTTGTTTGCTCACGTGCCTGACCAAGAGGTGCCACTTGAGTTGATTCAACTTATGATGGACTACTTCAAATCTTTTGAGATGTTTGAGTATTGTGCAGACCTAATGGAGTACATAGCACTTAACTTCAATGATGATGGCACACGTATCATTGATGGATGTGAATGTCCTCAGCCTGTGATTACAGAATACAGCAAGACAATGTATTGTGGCACTTGTAATAAACGATTAAGAAAATGATTGAAAGACTACCGGCATACAGCAACAAATCAATGTGGGAATACTGCGAGATTCTTAAACGTGTAGTCACTCAGTACAAAGAGGTAAAGGTTGGAAGGGGGAAGCAGATAGAGATAATCAAAGTACCTAAATACAATACGGAGCAACACGTGATAGATAAGATTGTCAGCAGTTGTGAACACTATAAAAATTTATACGAGATGGAGGACAAGCAAGGATTTAATTATAGGGACTATCAGATTGACATTATCGAGAAAGGTCAGCAGATACTTTCAAAGCATCGCTTTCTTTATTTGGCAATGGAGGTTCGTACCGGAAAGACCTTGACAAGTCTTGGCATAGCTGAGCGTGTGCACGCAAAGAACGTTCTGTTTATTACAAAGAAGAAAGCACTGAGCACTATATCAGATGACTACTCAATGCTGAGCCCATCATATTATATGCAGGTCATTAACTACGAAAGCCTCCACACCGTAATGGATGAGCAGAGATGGGACTTGATTATTTGTGATGAGGCACACGGGATGGGAGCATTCCCTAAACCAAGTGGACGAGCGGAGTTGGTAGCTGAGGTGATTAGAAAGTGCAGACCAATGGTGATATTACTTAGCGGAACACCAACACCTGAGTCGTACTCACAGATGTATCATCAGGTCTATGCGATACCTAACAACCCATTCAAAGAGTTTAAGAACTTTTATCGTTTCTGTGACAAGTATGTCAACGTAAAGCAACGCAAGATTAACGGACTCTTTGTGAAGGATTATAGTGGTGGACTTGAAACCATACTCAAGGAGATGGAACCATACACCATTAACTACACGCAGCAGGAAGCAGGCTTTATGGCTGAGACCAAGGAAGAAATACTTGAGGTGGAGATGAAGCCTATGACTTATGCGATGATAAAAAAATTAAAGAAGGATTTGGTGATAGAAGGGAAAGAAGAAATAATTTTGGCAGACACTCCGGTTAAGTTGATGATGAAGGTGCATCAGTTGTGTAGCGGCACGATTAAATTTGAGAGCGGCAATAGTATGATACTTGACTTGAGCAAGGCTGAGTTTATCAAAGAGCAGTTTGAGGGATGCAAAATTGGAATCTTCTACAAGTTTAAGGAAGAATACAACGCACTCAAGCAGGTATTTGGTGACGAGTTAACCTCTGAGTTAAGTGTCTTTGAAGACACCCATAAAAACATAGCATTGCAGATTGTAAGTGGACGAGAGGGAATCAGCCTTAGACAGGCTGAGTATTTGGTTTATTACAACATTGACTTCAGTGCTACGAGTTATTGGCAGAGCAAAGACCGGATGACTACCAAAGATAGATTGGAGAACCAAGTGTATTGGGTATTTGCCAAGTGTGGAATCGAACACGACATTTATAAAGCTGTCACAAAAAAGAAAGACTATACAGTTAACCATTTTAAGAAAGACTTTTATGAATAGCATAACTAAACTTCACTCGGGTCACATAGAATTGGCTGTAGCAATGCTATTGAATTACAGGGTATATACTATTGTGCCTAATGTAAGCCACGGATTAGGACTTAGGCACGAATGCGATATGTTGGCATTAGATAAGAATGGGCGATTTACTGAAATAGAAATAAAAGTTAGTGCATCAGACCTGAAAGCAGATTTTAAAAAAGGACACGGACATCGATGCGATTTCATAAGCAGACTCATATACGCTATGCCAATTGAATTGTGTGAAAAATATAAAGACTTAATACCTCAGGAATGCGGAATAATTGCTATTGAATTAAGTTATCCATCTTGGCTAAATGGCAGGGCAAAGATAGAAGCTCGCCATTATAGATTAGTTAAGCACGACAAGAAGAAATCTATGCCGAGCGAAAAAGTAAAAATGGAATTTATGAGATTGGGATGTATGAGGATATGGAGCCTTAAGGCTCATAACAATAAAAAATTAATCAAATCAAATCAAAATTAATATGGAACAAAGAGTAATCACACAAGTAAAGATTTATTACTTAGTAATGAATCCAATGACAGATAGAACAGAAGCATCTAAGATTGTAGTAATGTCTGAAGACAGAGATAGATTAATCAGATACTATACTGATAATTTAGTGCCGTATTACAATGATGGCAATTGGAGCAAGACCTTCCGAAAGGACACCCCATTAGAGTGGTATAACCCATTGAATAGTCTTGAAGAAAATAAAGTAAACCATTGGGGGCACGGACTAAAGTCAGAATGGGTTGACGAGTCAGCATATTTTAATGAAGTAAAAAACAAATATTTTTTCGTATGATTAAGTGCATATGCGTAGACGATAAGAATCGTCCAAGTAAAGTGCCTCCACATAAGTGGGTTAAGGAGGGACAAGAGTACACCGTGATATTTACATTGGTGGTTCTCCCACAGAAAACTTTAGCTGTTCAGTTGGATGAGATTGACCTTGATGAAAGTTGTATGCCATACTCTTTCTTCTTAGCCAATAGGTTTGCTTTCAGTAAAGAAGACATAGGCAAGTTGGTTGACTTTATTGAAGAGTGTACGCACGTAAACCTTTCTATTAAAGAGTTAATGAAGCAGACACAAACGATAGAGCAATGATACTGCAGTTGAATCCAATGATACCCATCAAGAGATTGTCAGATGGAATGGAAGGTTATGCTTTCTTAGTCATAGACTATAGCCAAGAGCACGACCTTCTATTTACCTGTGCAATGGATGACGGGGAGATATGGACGCTGAACAATAAGGAGATACGATTTTGTAAAAACATATCATTGGATAGAAAATGAAAGAGCAACAAGTACAAGCCAAGAAAATAAAAGAGTTGGAGGCTCAAGGATACTACGTGATTAAACTTACGATGACAAATAAGAATGGGATACCTGACTTGCTTGCCATACCACGTGACAGTGACGTAGTATTTATTGAGGTCAAAGCAACCAACGGTAAGCTATCTAAACTGCAAGAGTATAGATTGAAAGAACTTCAAAACCACGGAGTGAAGGTGGAAGTATTCAGAGAACCTAAAACAGAAACAGATGCAAGACCGAAAAGAAATAGACGAGTTGATTGATATTATCAAGAATGTTATGGGGGTGGATATAACTAAGAAAACAAATGAACGTGCATATGTAGATGGTCGATTTATCTTTGCAAAAATACTAACTGACAGAGGGTATGGCATAAGCTATTTAGGTAGGCATATTAAAAAACACCACTCAAGTATCATTCATTACAGGGATTCAGCCAATGATTTATTGGAAACTAATGAATTATTTGCTGAGAAATACTTTATTTGTAAGGACAAGTTTATGTCTGATAAGGGGGATTTAGTCCAAATATCAAACAAGGAGCAGTTGCTTAATCAAATAGATGCATTAATTTTGGATAGGAACACGCTATTAGCAGAGGTTCAAAAGCATAGAAGACTGAGAAATATAATCGAGTTCATAGACAGTCGGACACCAAGGGGTAAAGAGTCTTTCGTGCTTAGACAAATTAACTTAATGTTTAACGGACTAACCGACTATGGACAAGAACTTGAATGGTGAGAACGCTCGGGCAGAGCGTATAGCCTTTAGAATTAATGAGCATCATTTGCTCTTAGCAAACATCTACGAAAACCTTGTGGACAGGGAATTTGTCCCCGCAGAAAAAGACATAAGGAATCTTATCGTAGACCTTCGATTAATATTAAAATCATTAGAAGACGATGACTTTTGAAACAGAAGTGGACTTAATCAGAGAGAAGAAAGCAATTGAATTATTTGTTAGCATCTTCGGTGGTTCATACAAGAAACTCGACCCACACGACATTGACTATAAAGTATTTGATAAGGATAAGAACCTTATCGCTTATGCAGAGGTGAAGGGTCGTATCAGAAATATGAAGACAGCATATCCGCTGCCGCTATCTGCAAAGAAATTAGTTAAGCTCATAGACAAACGCATAACGCCTGTACTTATATGGGCGTGTGACGATGGTATCATCTATGGTAAAGCCAACAAACTACAGGGAGAAATCAAATGGGGAGGTCGCCCTCCCCGTGATGGTTCTTTTAATGATGCTGAGATGATGGTCTATTACGATAAGCAAAAGGAACTCAAGTACGTCAGGTATGTTTAATTACTGACCGAACTTATCAGACCCAAATCCATCTTTGCTTTTCTTTTTAGTTGTCCCTCCAAATCCTTCTGAGCCAAATCCTCCCTTGCTTTTCTTAGGCTTAGGAGTATATTGATACATCTCATCTTTCATTGCTCTCTCTAAGCTATCAGCCGACTTCTTAAGTGCTCTTTTTGCTTGTTGCTCATCGTAGTCAGGAGCATCGGGACCAAATGTTTTATTCCAAAGTTCAGGGTCATAGCGTTTCATATCTTCACTATTCTCATAACCTTGTAACTTCTCAGCCTTTGCCTTCTTCTTGTCGCCTGCATTTTTCTCTGCATTCTCAAGGTCTTTGTATATGTCTTTCATTACAGCCTTACGAACGTCTTTATATAATGGAACAAGACCTGCGTTACCTAATACTTCTAAAGGAATACGAACATTAAGTTCTTTCTTTCTTCTTTCTTTAGCTTCTTCTTTCTTCTTCTCAGGCTCTAATGCTTTTCTTACAATGAAGTCAGCAGTCTTAAGTGATGGACCAAATGCTCCACCCATATTCAACAAGAAGTCAGATAAATCTCTTTGCTTTCCTTTTCTTTCAGGAGGAACGATAGAGTATTGAATCGCATCTTTGTACGGGTCGTACTCTCCTTCTCTCAAGAAGTCAAGATAATTTTCATTAGCACGCTCCAATCCGTAGTTCACCATCATCTTAGTGGCATTACCAAAGTCTCTGCCAAATACCATTGATGTTAATGCAGAGGTAAGTGACTGACCAAGTTTTTGCAAGAATGATTTTTCAGTTTCTTCTTCGTCATCGTCAAAGAATAATCCCATAAGACCTGTGCCCAACATTTGAGTAAGCAATGAGTAAACCACCATACGTGTGGTAACACCGCCAAGCAATGCTGCTCCTTGCTTTTTTGTTAATGAGCCATTACCCATAGCTGCCATTATACCGGTACGTGCAGTCACGTATTCAAATATCAAGAAGCGTGTCATAAAGTTGTTGAAGTTATTGAACGCTCTAAGTGTAGCACTCTGATTAGGCTTAACAGTTCCTTTAAGGATTCCCATAAATGCGTTGTCAGTAGCACCTGTCATTACAGACCTTTCGTCTGCAAGAGTTTTAGCTTTCTCAATTGCTTCTTTATTGTCAGACATATACTTCTCATCATTCGCTGCAATCTTATCGAAGTCTACATCTTTACCTGCGACATTTTTAAATTCATTAGCGAATGAACCAAACCACATTGGTCTCATTATAATTTTATCCGGAGTAGAAATCAAAGCATCTGCAGATAACTCAACCAAGTTAGCGTACTTCTTTCCTGATAGATTATAAATCTGCTGAATCTTATTGGCTACAACATTCTTAGACTTACCTCCTTTGATACCACCTGCTTGTTGTAAGATTGATGTATCAATCAATTTACCTGCTAATGTATCTGTAGGGAATATTCTATTTGTTTGTTTGCTGTTTACATTCTCCATTACAAGAGGAGCATCAGTAGACATAATAACATCTCTATAATTGTATCCTGTTGTAAATGCTTTAGGGTCAGTGATAAGTGCAAAGCCAATGTTTGAACTTAACTCTGAAATAAATCTTCCGGTACCCGCAAGAATAGCACGGTAGCCCTGCTTGTTAATGTAATCAATTACATCGTCAGCAATTGACGTAGTAACATAAGAATTGGTAAGGAGATTCTCAATAGACTCCTCAAGAGCAACGTTGATAGCGTTGATAATATCTCTCTTTTCTTTAGGTATTCTTCCTTCATCTTCTAAATTAGCAACAGCTTGATTGATTGTCTTACGTGCTGTACGAATTGGTTCAGTCAAGTTATAATCCATTAATACAAACTTAGCACCACGCTGAGCACTTGCGAATACATCGAAGTTCAATGGAGACACCTTACCTGTACGAGCAATCAAAGACTTAGCCTTTGTTGATGGTCTCATTGAGTCGTTATACTCAGTGATAAATGCACTGCCTGAAGTTAAGTCGTTAGGTTGATGCTCGTGTAATACGTTCAAGTGAACATAGTTGTTCAATGGATTAATCCTGTCGCCACGAATGATAGCTGCTGTGTACTCAGCCTTCTCTCTAAGTGACTCGTTAACACCACGAATATCATTGATGGCATCTTTCTCTGCCTGATTGAATGACTTGTATAACTTCTCGTTGTCAATGTTGCCATCAGCATCAGCATATGTATCAAGAATATCTTGTAACATCTGAGCGTCACGCTCTCCAAACTGAGACTTGCCGGCATCAATATGCTTGATGGTTGCTCTTAAGTAATCGCCTGCAGGATTTACTTGCTTGTTATCCTTATTTGAGTCATACTCAAGTTGAATCATATAGGTCATCATCTTAAACTTAGACATTAACGTTTTGTTTGGGTCAAGTTTAAATGACTTAGCAACTTTCTCTTCTGCCTTCTCTAAAATGTTTTGAACCTTCTTAAGTTCTGCACTGAACATTGCTTCTCCCTCGGCAGCCTTATTAAATACTGCGTTGAATATATCCTTTGTTTTAAAGTCTCCAAATAGTTGGTCAACATTGAACAATGGGTTTCTTCTAATCATCTCAACGATAGCTCCCTTCTTTGTAACCAAAGACTTTAATCTTGAATAAATACCTGTGAACTTAGCAACCTTCGCATTCTTAATTGATGAGGTTAACACCTTTCCGTTGTTGATTGCGTTCATCTTCTCAACCATTAGTTGAGCATAGTGAGGCAAGTAGTTATTGTTAATGTTATCAATAACCTTAAGCAAGTTCTTTAACTCTGTATTGGTTAATCCTTTAACCGCATCTGTCTTAATTAATCGAGCAATTTCTTTTGCTAAATCTCTTTCATCTTTGCTTGGTAATTCATTCCCGTCAACTTGAGATGCTTTAACTACAGAAATCAATTCGTCTTTTTCTTGTTGAGCTTCTTCTTCTGTAAGCTCAGACTCTTCAACCTGAGGAGCGATGTCCTCTTTGTATTTACGCATTGTCTCAGCTTCCTTATCGTCAATCTCTTTCTCATCAAGCATCTTCTTCACAGACGCTGCGTAGTCTAACTTATCATCCTTGAATACTTTGTTCTCAGACTTGGCAAGTCTCTCTGCTAACTCATCTGATAATGACTGCTCTGTATCAACTGCATTCAAAATATCTTGAACTTCTTTTGTAACCTGAGCTTTATCATCAAGCGTAAGTACAGCTTGTCTTGCACCAAACATATCAACCAATTCTAAGTAACGTTCAAGATACTCGTTTGGAATAAGTGTTGGGTTCATCGAGAACAACCTTTGTAATGGACCAACTAAACCATCAGCTATACCAATTTTGGTAACGATATTCTTCTTGGCTGCTTTAAGTTTGCTCTTAGCTACGTCAATCTTGTTGGCATATTCTGCGTTAGCAAATACCTTAGCCATATAGTCAACAAAGTTGGATACCGAAACCTCGTTAAGCATATTCACCTTACCAAATCGTGATACGATATTAGCTGCTTGAACTGCTGTAATCTTCCCGGTAGAAGCCATCTCTCTAATCTCTTTCGCTAAATCTTTAGCGGCATCTCTTGATAGGTCTCTGATTCTTTTGATGACAAGCATCTTCTCCTCTCTCGAGATGTTTGTAATATCTTTTAATGAGCCAAGCACACGACCAATGGATACAGCACGCTTAGGTCCTGCTCCCATTTTGGTTCTTGCTTCACGCTCCATAATCTTTTTCTGTGAGTCATTGGAATTTTTGTACACCTCTGCATTACGAACCAATGTATCTACGTTAGATACAATCTTAGATTCAGCAATTCCTCTTTGCTTTTGACGAGCAATCATTGCATCAACCTTAGTCATAAGAGCGTCATACTCTCCTTGAATAGGAGCAATCTGAGAAACAGAGTTAATGCCATTGATAATGTCACGGCTGTTTACGTTGTTATCTTTAGCGACTCTCTTGATGGCTTCTTGCAATGCAACTCCCGCATCAACCAATGCTTTCACAGCTTGGATGATAGCTTTCATTACAGGAAGTGCAATGTTCACCCCAAGGTTTTCTTTCTCAAACTTCTCAATATCTTTAAGGGCTTGAGCAAGAGCACCTGACGCCTTCTTTAAAGTCGTCTCATCATTAGGGTCTAATGCAAGTAATTCATCAAGTACGCCTTCAATATCTTCTGTAACCGCTTCAACTGTAGGCTCAACTTTAGCTTTAGCCTTAGCTTTTTTAGCCTCCGCTTTAGCTTTATCTTTTGCCTTTTTCTTAGCAGCTTTATCAAATTCTTTCTTTTGGATTTTATTATAGCTATCAGCAATAGCTTTCTTAGCATCACCCAATGTTTCATAGCCATCCAAGTTAAGCTCACTTCCATCAACATCTTCTGCTGTGAAATAGAATATCTTATCCTCGTCAGTTATCTTAGTGATAGTTCCTATTGGGTCTCCGTCAGGGTTTGTAGCTTCAATAGTAACAGATGAAAGATACGTGCTTGTTCTTCCGCTATCAGTTTCTCTCTCGTCTTCTTCATAGAACAAAGCATTATCTCTTGTAAAAGCCGGAGTCTTTACATCAGCTATTGTTATAGGCTCGAAGACTTCCTCTTCTTCTACAACAACTTCTTCCTCTACAGGGGCAGCAACTTCTTCTGCTACTACATCCCCCTTGTCATTGACATCAATTGCATAGAACTCTTCAGGAAGTAATCCAATCTTTTGGTCAGCAAAAGACATCTCTTCGTAAATCTTTTGTACCACATCCTGAGCTTCTTGCTCCTTGCCTTCGCTACGTAATTTACGTGCTTCGTCTCTAAGTGCTTCGATTCTGTCGTTAACACCTGAGAAGTTTACATATGAATTTTGACCACGAGTTTCAGTAGTCATAGCTTTACGTGCTTCAGGAGAGAACATACGTGCGTGTACATTCCAAGCATTCTCTTCTCCCTTAGGACCAAACGAGTTACCTAACTCAGCGTGTCCAAAGAAGTCGTGGATAGCACGGAACAAGTCATTAACGAGCATTGGTTGGTCGTTAACGTCTGTAAATTCTGTAGTTGCAAGTAATGGATTCTCTCTTCTTTGCTTATCAGTAATAGCCTTTTCTCCAAATCCTGATTCAGTTGAGAATATTTTGATACGCTTATTGTTTCTCAAGTCATCAATCATCTCTTGAGAGTTAGCGTATGGCTCTTCGTTATTAATTTCTACAACGTAGCCTGCGTCTAAGAACGCTTTGTATTGGTCTATTGTTTCTTTAGCCAATGCCGCATAAGCAGCTTTAACTTTAGGATTATTAGGGTTGTTCTTCATCGCCTTAAATGCGTCAGCTATACGCTTAGCATTAGCTTCATCGAACTTTCTTGTGCCCTTATATTCAGGTCTTACTTTCTTGAAAACTCTTTTGTAATATCTATCTGCAATTTCTGAAACTGCCTTGAGGGGCTCATTGAAGAGTCTGTTGCCTGAGGTTGGTTTCTTTGGTTCGACTCCTGCGTATTCTTCAGGGGTTGTTCCTTGGAACTCTGCATCCCTTTGGATTGACTGCTCAATGGTCGCACCGATACCTTCCCCACGCTGCTGTGGTCCGGTCCCTTGGCTCTTAATTCTTCTAATAATTTCTTTCCTCTTTCCTTTGTCGACATACCTTGATTCGGTTGGCTTGTATTGCTGTTGTTCATAATTTATATTATTTTCGTCTAATAGTTCTGCAAATCTACCCATTTTTTCTTGAAGTTGCTCATCTGCAAAGTCAAAAACATCAGTAAATGTAACAACACCATCAGTTTCATTAATGCTAAAATTAGATATGCCGGCTTGCTTAAGAGCCTTCATAGCACTGTCAACATTGTCTACTTTAAATCTATACTCATTGGCGTTATGTGTCTCGTCACCTTCGTTCACATACTTAGCAGCAATACTTGCTTCCTGAACCTCAGGTGCAATTGTTGCAGCCATTGCAGCAAACTCTTCAGCCTGCTCTAATGTGGCGTCATCAAAAGTAATTTGGTTGGAAATCTCAACGAAGTCATCTCCTTGCTCATTCTTAAAACCACCAATAACATCATCCACTTTCATACCTCCTAAACCAAGTTGCGTAGCAAGGTCGCCAAGACGTTGCTTGTATTCTTGGTAGGCAGGTGCCTGTCTAAGCTGTTCTGCTTCTTGTACAGTTTCTATTCTTGTATTAAAAAATGGAGCGACATTAACTCGTGTCTTTGAAGACACTACTTCTTGCGTGCCCTCAGGCGTGATGGTTTCTTCGGTCCCTGTGGTAGCGACTTGACGTCCTTGGTCTCCTTCGACCACTTGCTGCAATCCCATTTCGGGTTGTTCTGTGCGTAGCAAGCCTTCATCTGTTGCTTGTTCTTGAATGGCATCTTGTTCCGATTTTATAGTTTCTGTTACAGCTTCTTCTTGTAGCTGATTCTCTTGAATATTTTTAATCTGAGCACGAATGGCTGCAGCTTTATCTTTACCGGTTTGAGTTGTATTCCCTTCTAACTTTTTCAAGTCTTTCTCCAACTCAGTAATAGCATTAAGGCTTGGTTCGTTTAAGTCAGGGTTACCTTGCTTTACTTGCTCTTTAATAGAGTGCGTAACAATCTTGTCTTGTATTTTAAATTGACGACCCTCATAGTCATTCTTAATCTCAATCTTGGTTTTAGCCAAGTCAACAGGGTCCATCGTGTCAATTATCTCATCAACTTGCTGAGCAGAAACCTTCTCTCCATTAACACTGTAAGATGGCTTAGCTAATCTTGCTTGAATGGTAGAACGAATACCACCCGGCAATTCAGCAATACCTTCAAGTGCAATCTCTGATACATCCATCTCCTGACCAATAGCACCTCTTGCTGCAGCTTCTCCAAAAGAACCGGCAGCTCCTTCAATAGCAGCACCTGCACCTATTGCTTTTGTTACTGCACTTTTACTAACCGCTCCGGTTGCTGACTTAGCAGCAGACTTTCCAATAATTTTTGCACCAACACCCGATGCAAGTTTTCCTGTAAATGCATCAACGGTACCAATAATAGCTCCTCTTGCGATGGCTCTATTTCTTATGTTATTTAATTTTTCAGGGTTCTCAAGGATAGCTTTTACATTATCCTTTGTCATTTCTTTCCCCTTTAATTCTTCTTGAAGTAACTCTCCAAATGTGGTACCCATCTCAACCACACTGCTTGCTAAACCAAATGCATAAGGAACAGAAGCAAGTGCTCCTGCTGCAGCTCCCGGTATTGCTCCAACTCCTCCTGCTAATGCACCTGTACCTGCACCATACGCAGTACCTGTACCAACGGCTGCTGCACCTGCTGTTAATGCATCAGTGTTTGTAGCCATTGTAGTTAATGAACTTGTAATAAGTTCAGGGATAACTGTTGGATTTTTAGCAAGTCCTTTAATTACTCCCCAAAAACCTTTCCCCTCACTTTCATAAGTATTTTGATAGTCCTGCATTTCTTTGCTTGGACCTATAGCTTGAGCTTGTTTATTTGCAGTAATGAACTTTTGAACTTGGTCCATTGTAGGCTTTGTGCCTTGTAATAATAACTTGTCAGCTTCTTCTGCAGACTTAGCTCGTCTGTATCCGGATGCAACACCACGTGCCATATCATCCACGAAATCACCTATACCAATAGGCACAATATTATCAAGTCCCCTTAGTACATTACCAAAGGCACCCGTAAAATAATCTTCTTCTTCAACAACTTCAGGCTTCTTTTGAGATGCCGATAAACCAACTGCCGAAGGCAATGCCGTATCGACTTTTTTTTTAGAAGGAGTTCCTACTGAAAACTCAGGGAACTTCGCAAACAATTCATCTTCTGTAGTGTATTTACCGCTATTAGAAGTTGCTACGAAATCCTTTAACACGTTAACGTCATATCCTTTTAACTCAGGAAACTTAGATAATAATGTCGCTTCGTCAGTATATTTACCGCTATTAGAAGTGGCTACAAAATCTTTTAACGCTTGTCTTAAATCCGGCATAATTATTTTTTTTACTTGTTCTATCTAACGTTTCCGCCTGTAACCGTTGGCTTCCCTTTTTGTGCACCAAATACATTCGCTGCTGCTTTTCTATCAAATCTTTTAATAATTAAATCCTCAATAGCTGCTGCATCATCTTTGTTATCAATGTTGAATGAACCAATGACCTTGCCTGTTGCGTCTGTTACATCAACCATATCATCTGTAAATCCATTTGTATAACCTCTGAAACTGAAGCCTAAGTTACGGAACTTATTTATTAAATTGTTCTGAGTTGCTTTAGGGTCATCAGGAACAATTAAGTTTTCTACTCCTGCTGCGATTTGAGCAACTTTAGGAGTATAATCTTCAGCTCCTTGAACACCTGCTCTACTTGACCTAACACCTGAGAAGTCAGTAATTGCTCCGTATGTTGTACCGCCTCCACCTGCTTTCACAGCTTTTTGTCTGTCAACTACACCGTGCAATTCAACACCTTTACCTGCGAAGTCAAACAACGTAGAGCCTGCCATTGGAATCTCTCTATTCTTTTTAGGGTCAGCATATGTTAATATCACTGTGCCCGGCTTAGTCTCTAAGTCGATACCAAGTAAACCTTGTGCTTGAGCATTTGGAGTACCCAATAATATATCTGCAGCATCTCTTTTAGCCGCAGCAGTTTTACCTGTATATAATTGGTTCCAAGCACCCGCTGCTGCTTGCTCATCTTTAGCTTGCTGACCTGCAGCATATTGCCAAGCCTGAGCTTGAGGACCATAAGGAATAGTTCCTGTTACATCAATCTGACGCTTGTCATCTATCTTGCCTAACAATTGAGTTCTAACCCACTCACGTGCCTCTTTCTCTTGGTCTTTATAGTGAGCACCTGACTTGTCAATAATAGGCAATCCTGTGCTCGTATTAATTTTCAAAAGAATCTTACTCTTGTCTTTTGCCGCTTCATCCTTGTCATATGTAAATGACTCTTGACTATACTTGCCTGTGTTCTGTGTAAGAACAGAAGATATGTTATAGTCATTAGCAAAGTATGAATCAATCGTGCTATTAATTGCAGCATTAGCTTTATCAATTGAATCTTGGAACTCAGGATGCTTTTTAGCTTCTCCTTGCAATGCTCCAATGCCCAATAGTTTAGTCACCGTACCTGCTCCTGTTTTAGTAGCAGCTTGGTATATGTAATCCATACTCTCTCCTAAGTTCTTAACGGTATTATTCATAGCCTCCTCTACTTTAAAAGCAGGGATGTCAGCTAATATCTTTCCTTTAATAACGTTAACCGGAGCTACATCGTTTGTCAATTCTAACACACCTGTAGTAGGATTTGGTCTCATTATACCAACGTTTACCACACCTGTTGTTGGGTCGATAACCGCTTTTGATTTTGAGAAATCAGCGAAGCCTTCAACTGAAGCCATATTAGCTCCTGTTAAAGCCTGAAGTTCTCCGCTTTGGATACCCTCCATTTTCTTTTTGTAATTCTCTTGGTATAGTTTCTGTAAATCAAACAATGTGTTTGTTCCATCTACATAGTTCTGTCTTCTAAAAGTAAAGTCTTGCAGCTTCATTTGACCTGACTTCAATAGTCTATTGTCAATCATCTGCTGCTCCATCATTGAGTGGGCATAATCATTTGTAAACTTATTCGCATCTTGGAACTGACCTTGCGGTGCGTTCTCTAATGTTTGTTGAAACTCACGAGTCGCTTGGTCGATTGCAGCTTTCTTTTGCTCACGAATAGTGGTCTCTTGTTTGAGCATATCAGATATGCCTTTGCCTACCTCTGCCCAATTGACCTGACTATCTGCACTTCGCTCTGCGTATTTATAATATGTTGCCATCAACTGAATGTTTTATTTTACTACTAAAAAAGTTTTTTATAGGTCGATGGTTGGAAAGGATTGAAGCCATACATATTAAGACCTTGTTGTCTTAAGTTTCTTAGAGCATCTCCGCTTTGTTTCCCCATAAAATCTTGGTATTGGTATCTGTTCATAGAACCAACTTTGCTAAAGTCAGTGCCGCCAACTGTTCCTAAACCTGCTACCTTTTGCTGAATCTGTTCAGGCGTCATACCTTGTCTTTCACCCATACTCTCAATTCTTCCTAATTGACGAGCACCTGCACTCTTCTCATACAACGGAGCCATACTTGCAAGCTGACCTGCCATACTTGTAACACCTTCAAATCCTTGTTGAGTAGCTTGAGCACCTAACTCAGCCGCATTTGCTGCAGCTAACTGAGCACCTGCTACCTCTTCTAAATCTAACTGCACCCCAACATCTCTAAGACGTCCTTCTTCTTGTGCACTTAATCTTTCAAGACCGGCTAACTCTTGACCCATTGCAGTTCTAATTCCTGCTTGACCTTCTTGTTGTGCCATTTGAATACGACCTGCTGTAGCAGCCGCACCTCTTTCGCTTTCAACACCTGCTTGAATAGCTTGAGCTCCTTGAGAAAGCAACGCTTCTCTTTCTAACTCATATGGTTCTTTCTGTATAGATAACTTGTCATAGACATTAACTTCAAGTTTTTTTCTTGCCTCTTGCATAGCTTCTGCAGCATCACGTTCAGCTTGACGCTGAGCTTGCTTCTGCTTACCTGCTTGAACAAAAGACATAGTTGTGGATGCTGCTGTTGCGGCTAAACCAACTCCTGCTGCGATTGTAGTAAATGCTGCCATATTATAATACTTTTATCATTTCTCCTGTATATGAATCGCCCTTGATATATCCAAGGTCTTCGTACATTCCTATAAGGCTTTCGTTTTTAATTAATGCGTAACTATATTTACTTCCCGATTTCTTGCAAATCTCTGTCAACGCTGACACCAATAACTTAATGGCGTCTTTTCTTTGTGGCTTCTTGGTATATTCCTTGTTCGATATTATCCAATCTACCCAAGCTACTTTGGAATTTGTGATGTACATAAATCCTGCACATACAGGAGTTTCTTCATCATAAATAATTATACCGCCCTTACCATCATTAGGTAGGAAGTCTCTTTGAGGAGGCGTCCAACCCCACTGCTTCCACCATCCTACGAGAATATCATCGTAGTCAGTTTCGTTCAGTTCTCGTATAATTAATTCCATAGTCTTACAAAGATATTAAATTTAGGGAAAACTTTTCATAACCTCTGTCTGAACCACAAACAATTCAACCTTGTCTGTAGACGTGTTTTCTATATTAAATGTACAATAATGTCCTAACACTCCGTGCGATTCAGCTACAGAGTTTTTAATGTACAAGAAAAACGCATCTTGGATAGGTATTGGAGTCGTTCCCGGTATCGTTGTATCTATTGTCAATTGGTTTACACCATTAGGTAAATCTACTGTAATAGCTGTTACCTTGCCACATAATACCGGAGTAGTATATGGAGGTAGCGAATAATATAAAAGGTCACCAACACTGATAATGTTGCCAATAGATATACCAATGGCAAACTTAACAACGTTGCCACCTGTTACCTGTGAACTTCTTCCTATACCATTCACACTTCTTAAGGCAAGTTCGCCAATCGCATTGTTTCTAATAAAGGCAAAGAATGCAGCCTCTTTCTTCTCAAACCAATTCGCTTGGATAAATCCTGAGTATTGCAGGTCAGTCTCTAATTCTACAGACCACTTAGCATCACCCTCCAAGTTAATGGTCTTGAATAGTTTGTTCTCAAGAGGTGCTGTATTAAATACACTCTGTAATGTTGATGGAGCATAGTCTCCCGAAGGATTTCCAATCTTAACCCACCAAGGGCTATAGAACGTATTACGACTTGCGTTAACATTGTGCCTATAAAGGTCTCCTCCCTTAAACGTATAGAAATAGTTGTTCATCCCTATCATCCAATCGGGATAATAAGAATAGAAGGATACCCATCCTCCAACCATATCACTATACGATAATGTATAATTTGCCATAGTTATTTATTTTACACACAAGCAGTATCGCAATTTGCAAATGTATTTAAAGTTAATGTTGTTCCTAAATCTCCACTCACCACAGTATATACAGCAGTAAATAGGTTGGTTGAAGTTACCGCACAAGCTGCATCTGCAATGATACCTATACAATATGCATTGGCTGTATCGTTTACTCCTCCGCAATCATTTGCACTAATCTCTACATTTATGGTATCACCTTCATATACAGTATAAGTTCCTGATGCTGTATTGCTTCTGCTTTCTACAATTGAACCATTAACATATAAATCCATATTACCTGTTGCTCCACCTGATTCAGTAAAGCTCCAAGATAAAGTAGCTGACGTAGGAGTGCAATTGCCTATTGCTTCTACAACACCGCTTGCATTTACTTGAAACCACTCATTGCCTCCTGTTATAGAACCTGATGCATAATAGAATCCTGCAGCCAATGGAGTAGAACCATAGGCATCTGCAAATACAAGGTCATACAACCCTACAGTCCCCGGAGTATTTGCTAATGATGCGTTATAATATGTCACTGTCTCACTCAATAAACAAGCTGCTGCTGATGACTCTGCTGCTACGCTTGAACTAAATCCTGTAAGCAATACAGGACAAGCTACAGACATTTGCCACGCTGTTCCCGAGCAAGGACCAACTACTTCAAAGTTTATAATTGATGGAGACGGAGTTGTCTTTGGAATAACCATCATTGTACTTCCCGGAGCAAGCGTTCCTAAAGATACATCTCCCGGTGCAACAGTTACACTTTGCGTTCCACCTGTAGCAACGAACGCTGTGCCGTCATAGTTAAATACTGCTAAAGAAGGATATGTTGTACCTGATATACCACAATCCCCACTTGTTTGACCTATGTAAGTAAGAGCACCTGCATTACTACTTTGATGCAATCCATCTATAGATGAAACCAATTTATTATATACAGTAGCACCAAGTGTACCTCTTATTCCATCAGGAACCCCATACGGGTCAAATCTAACAATAACGGCACCCACATCAGCCACTGTACTTCCTGTGTCTAAATCAAGCAAATAAACGCCTTGAGAACCGCTTGCATTAATGGTAGCTCCACAAGGAGTTGCACAAGTCGGACAGGTTTGTTGTGGTAATAATACCCCTGACACCTGCTCTCTTACAATAACTCCATTAGAGTAGTATCCGTCAGCCGCAAGAGTAGTCAAATCCTCATCTGTGAATACGGCTGTTGCCGAGCCAAGAGAAGGAGCGTTTAAATAATATGATGCACTTGTTGCCATTTATTCTTTATTTTAAGATACACATATTGGTAGCATTGACCAAAATGATTGATGAGTTAATGATGTGTCTGATGTAGCAATTATTGTACCGCCTGAGTTTCTTAACTGAAGTGTAAAGTAAACCGGAGTAGCTGAACCACTTGGCTCGTAATACAATATCTGCCCTGTAGGTGGCGTTGAGTCAGTAATGGTAACTGTTGCCGAACTTGAAGGGAATCCTGTAGCCACAGTGATGTAAGAACCTGCAGGAGCATTTGATGTATTGATGCCATATCTTACTGAACAAGCTGCATTATCATTACAATTGTTCTCTCTACATTGAGGAGCACCTAAAGATATTGATGCAGCAAAGCAGTTAGCTTGGCAATCCTCTAAAGTAGCATATGTACCGCTACCATCGCCCGGGTCTACACAAGTTCCACTCTCACAATTGTAAGACTCAACAGCAAGATTGCAATCACAACAAACATCGTCAATGCTTACATTAGAGTAGCATAAAGTTGTTGGTATAGACTCTCTTAAATCCCAAATAAAATACAAGTAATCTTGCAATGCAGGAACCGTAAAGTCTGCAAAGTTATTTGTTCCTCCTCCTTGATTAGGTGTAGCTGTTGTAGCCAATCCTAATAAAGTATTGATGTCAGATGTGTTGTTGCCGTATAATGTATCTGATGTGTAGTATTTAAACTTATCAGTTGCAGGATTAAACACAAATGTATCAGTAGCAAATTGATTGCTAATTAAACTAACTGTGCTGCCTGTAGGAGGGAATGCTCCTGTTCCAACAGGTCCTGTTATTACATCATATTTAGATACAAGAGGTATTGCTGTACCTGATGCAAACGTTACAAAGCTCGATTGCAATGGAGACGTGTAAGCACCATCAACATATCTATATTGAGTATGAATGGTATCACCTGAGTCGTAGTCATTAGTCAATACAATCTGAACGATTGTTAATTGAGCAGCTTGACAACAATCAGCAAGTACATTTAATACAATGTCTCCTGTATAGTTAATTGTAATTGACACAGTCTCTACTGATACGTTATTCTTGTCAAAGGTTAATACACCTCCCTCAGAAACCCATCCTGTGGTATCAGTTGTTCCATCGTAGTCAATTACTATTTCAAACTGACCACCTTCACTAATTGAAGTAACACTATAGTTTACATCCGTCAATCCAACTGAAGGACCTAAGTCTACACAATATTGTGTACTCTTGGTTTCTTCTGCTAATGTAGTCAATGTAAATGTTTGAGAGATACCACACTCAATACATTCAGGATTATAAGGTAAGTCTAACTCATTACTTGAAAGAACGTATTCATTCATATAAGGGTCAAAGCCACCAAGTTTCTGTGTATTAAATGAAGCATTAAACTCATCTCTAAACCAAGTTCTCATATTCATCTCAGAGATAACTTTTAATTGGTCTTGAGCGTAAGAGTCTCCTCTTAATTGAATAACAGCTCCACGCTTTACATCGGTAAAGTATCTATCATATCCCCACTGAACATAACTCTCAGGATTAAAGCTGATGCCATACTTCTCAGTACGAGCAATCTGAGTACCTAATACTTGAGGCACAGATGCTACAACACCACCACCTGTAGAGTCAGAGATAAGATTCTTATCAGCTAATACATATGAAATCTTGTCCTCTTGAAGTAAAAGTATATCTGTTTGTCGACCATCCATTACGAATATTTCTCCGAATGATGGCTCACAAACCTTATAGTTAAGAAGACCTAAGTTAAATTCATTTAGCTTATTTACGTTTGACTCAGCACTATACACACCACTATATGTAATGTCCGCAAATCTATCTGCTGCCTTATAGTCTTGAGCTGAAACGCTTGTTACCCTGTTACCAAAGTTGAACGAGTTGCCTACTATAGAATCTCTAATCTTATAACTCTCTGCTCCGTTTCCAAAAGCAAAGCAGTTAAAGAACTTTGTATCGATAATAGCAGGAGTACCTGTTGCGATATTTTGGTCTTGAATATTACCCAAGTGGTTACCATTTACAATAGGCAATGATAACTCGTTTTCAAAGAATACATCAGGTAATGCGTCAGATGGAAGAGTCTCAAATATGATTGTCTTATCTGAGCGGAACACAGTTATATTAACCTCAACACTTGATGCACGAGCATTAGGATACCCCACACCTGTACAAGGCAATGTTCCTGTTACCATCAATTGCAATTGATTGGTTGATGTATTTCTGTAAAACTTATAGTAGTTGATACATAAGTCTGTTGGTATATCTCCTGCAGTATTAGTAATGCCCGGTACAAACTCATTGTCAGGAACACATTGTCCTGCTCCTGCGTATCTTGTTCCGTCATTTAAAAACTGCTCAACATCGTCCCCTACCCACCAATCATACATATTGTCATATGCGTTTGATGAAATAAGAGTCTTCTCTAAAGTATTTCTTCTTTCCTCACAAGCATCTCCAACTCCCCATCTTGCCTGCTTAATAGTCATCACAATACGACTACCTGCGGGTACGTCATAGTCAACCCACGCAGATGTAGCTGTATCATATCTATTCATTGGATAGTATAATATAGGATACGTGCCACCTCTTGGTGCAGTTTCTGTTACTTTACCCGGAGCTATAATTGCTAATTCATCCTGAACAATATTAAAGCTGTTCGGATTAATCTTAGCATATACCCCTGCAGGTATTGGTATCATCACAGTTGGGTCTAATGCACTTGGTATCTCCAAGAACCCTGATGCTTGAGATGACTTCTCAAGAATAGTTGCATACACACAAGATGTAGTTGCACCATTTGAGTCAGCCTTAACAATCAATCTATCTCCTGCCTCTACCTTACGTGCATTCTCACCCTCAAGCAAGAAGTACGCATTGTTTGTAATTGGGTCTTGGAAGAATATGCTAACGTAAATCGTTTCATAATTCTCCTCGTCCGGCTTAATAACAAACTTATATCTTGTCGCCCAAGATGGAGGTAATTGTGTTGGTGGTATTACAACCTGAATAGAGTTCTTAAAAGCAGATAATCCACAAGGGATATGCTCTGTATTATTAGGACTTACAAGAGCAGTTGTTGCTCTATTGAAGTCATCCATATACACAATACCAATCTCATAGTCACGATTGCTATGTAAACTCTGAGGGTTTGCAATTTCTTGGAAAGTAGCTTCAGCAAATGATACCGCATAGTACTCATAAAAAGTCTGAGTAGGAGTGCTTAAATTATTTACGTATCTCATTACAGGGAACTGCAATCCAATTACGCTACTACCCGGACTTGTTATAATACTTACCGGCTGACCAACCGCACTAATACCACTGCCATTCTTAATGAATGCATCTAAGTTATTTGGTATAGCACAATTGAATGCATCTGTAAACGTTGTTCCGTTACAAGCATTGGCTACTGTTTGAATATTCGCAGCAGTACCTACTGCGTTTTGAAACTCTACGCTTGTTGCTAACTGATATACAGATGTATAATTAGTAGCTAAAAAGAACGCAAAGTTTAATCTAACATCATCTGTTGTTTCGGTAGGGAATGGAGTCTGACCGGTAAACTGAGAATGTGATATTGTCACATCTAAGTTTATTGCAGACCCTGCTACCAAGTTCTGTCCTGCTAAGTCAAATGTAACTACAGCATTCGCAATATTTACACTTCCATTAATTGAATAGTTGCCTGATTGAAGACCATCATCAATACTTGTGTTACCAATAGGAGTAGACACCAAGTTTGTCGTGTACTCAAATTTAACAGGAGCACCATATTGGTCTACTAAGTCATAGCCCTCTACATAGTTGCCATACATCAATCTATTGCCCATAATAGTCTGAGCTTTAGCAAATCGAGGCACGTTGTCGTACAATCTCAATAGCTCAGCTTCAGATAGGATGGTAAATATCTTGCTGTTTGTAAACGTATATTGGTAGTCTGTATTATTTGCAAGACCTAAGTTAGCCTTGTCAAGTTTTTCAATAACCTTAATTATATTGCCATCTGCTTTCTTGAATAGCAAGTCTATACCAACTACAAGAGGTCCCCCTGTATTATAAGTAATAATTGCGGAGTTGCAGAAGTTAGTCATACCCTCATTCAAGAAACTCTCAATGCTGAAGCTAAATGGATTAGGCACGAACGCAGGTTGAGACCACTGAGAAGTGGCACTATATTCTCCGTCAATGTATCTGTATCTATAAGCAAAGCAAATAAATCTTGTATTTAAAAAGTTCTCTTGACCATTGGTTACAATTGGCTGCACACCCGGTGATTGTACCGGTGGTTTCTTGATAACAAGTAATGACTCTGCTGTAATTTGGTCTACGTTACTAATTGGATTAGGATAGTTCCTTTTGATGTTCATACATCTTGGAGCATTGTAATCATCAGTAAAGAAGAACAAATCATTTAATATATCAATACCCGTAACTAAGTAGTTCGGGTTAAAATTCAATGTGGTATTAACACCACCACCATCGTCAATAGAGACAATGTGGTAAGTTAATATGTTTGACGAAACATTAAAAGAAACAATAAGGTCAAGTTTACCTGTAGCACCTACAGGAAAATCAGGGTCGTGCACAAGCCAAAAGATAGTCTCAGTTGCACTATCTTGAAGTGCACCAATACATCTTGCCGCTGCACTAAGTGGGGTGCCATCAATATAAGCTAATGAAGTGAGGGGTAGATTCCCCTTTGTATTTTCAATTACTCCTACTTCTGAGTTCTCAGTGGAACCCATTCTAATATTCATAGCATCTACATACTCACCCTCAGGAAGTAATCGTTGGTCAACGACTTTATTCATCCTGCCTGCTATAAAGTTTCTTGTAAAATTTGCCATTTTATTTTATTTGCTTGTCCATACCTCTTAAGTTCATTAAGAGTCTGCCGGGATGAATATTGCTAATTCTAATCTTTGCGTTTCTCAACAATGCACTCTTCTCTTTACGAGCACGAGCAATGATGTATTCTTGCACGCCTAATTTAGAACTTAAAATGTCATATTGAATAGAAGCATAGATATATTTCTCAAACAACTTGTTTACAGTAATCAAAGAGTTATCTCCCTGCTCCATACCATCAGAAACGTACTCAAGAATACAAGACAATCCTGACATAGACGAATCAAAGTTAATGACTCCTGCTTTTCTATCCACATTAAATGTAGGATTAAAATTAGCTGTCTCTGTATTCAATCCATAAGCAGTTCCAATGTTTGCTTCAAAGTACCACATACCATCATAGTTCCAACCCAACTGACCATTGAACTGATTGCCTTGGTTTAAGTAGATACTCTTCTTAGTCTTGGTCAATCTATCAAAGTCAATGTTTGAATATTGAGGGCTCAATGCATTACCTTCTTGGTCAAATAAGATACGACCTGTGTTATCTTGCAAGTACGCCTTAGATGAAAGTGTTTGAATATTTTCAGTCAATGGTCTTAACCAACCATCCTTATACAAAGAAACCCTTACCCAATTGACATAGTCAGAAGGTAAAATGAATCTTAACATATCAGGCACAGTCAACTCCAATACTTTAATTTCCTTAAATGCATCGTAGTTTAATTCCTGAATAGCACGCTTGGCGTGGAACAATACTTTGAAACGCTCCTCATTGTTGACCAATGAGTGGTTGCCTGAATACATCAATAAGAAGTTGTTTACAATGTCTTCTAAACTTACATATTGATAAGAGCCCCAATTTTTATCTTCAGGTACAACACCTCCATTTTCATAATATTGATACTGTGATATATATGCCATATCTTAAAATTTTATTGTTGCATACTGAATGTAGGCTGTTCGTGTTGTTGTTGTTGCATACCGAATTGAGTAACTTCAATCTCACGAATAGACATACCTGCGTATTCAAGTATCTTAGTCACTAATTTATATTCATCTTCAGCCGGTAATTCAAAGTCTTGATAATCAGATTGTGATTGGTCAAATATTGGTTCACCATTTGCCAAAGTAATATAGGTCCATTTTGGTACTTTAGGGTATCTAAAATAGGTTGCCTGAACTTGCCCCTTGTTACTTATCGTTGTAGGGTAGAAAGTCAATTCTTCGCCTTGTAATCCATATACAGGGAACTCAATTGTAGGCTTAGTCAAATTTGAATTAACTAATAACCCAAGTTTATTATTAATTACTTTCTCTGCCTGAACTATTTTAGAAGAAGAAAAAATTGCATAAGCGTTAGCTGCTGCTAAAAATATATTTGAATCCAATTGGATTGCTGTATTGCTAAGAACTAATGTAACCGTTGAAACCAATCCTGTAGTAATGTTGGTAACCACATCGCCTGCTGAAAGACCATCAGCTAAGAATGTTGCAGTACTATCAACCAACTGCCCACTTACAACTGCGGTATTTGTACCTGTCTTAAGAACAACAGGCTTGCATTTGACATCTAATAACATATAAGTCGCATAACCCGTTGTCGTAGGACTTGGCATTGAAAACTTATTAGCAGAAATCTTTGAAAGATAATCAGTGCGTAAGAAGTACTCTAACACCTCCGCAATAGGTTGTTCTATATCAGCGTAATCGACACCCGATGTACGAGCATTCTCAGCATTTATAACCTTGTTATAGTTGCTGAAGTACTCCTCGTAAATCTCCATCTGTGAATTAGCTGCAAACAGATTGAAATCAGAAGGAGATAGGTATCCGTAGTTGTTCTTATTCAACACAGATAATACCGCATTTCTTACTGAATTTATCATTAGTTCTTTTTTTACAAATATACATAAAAAAAAAGAGGGCACAACAAGTGCCCTTCTTTCCAATCATCAATCAATAATCAACATCTATTATCCTAAAACGGCTTCTAACATCTTTAAGGAATCGATGCCCTCATCGCTCTGTAAGTAGTGGGCTACCATCTCATATGGGTCCTCTCCAAACGGAACAGACAACATCTTTTTCTTATTGGTAGCGGTATTAAACCACACCTCCTTGTCGCCATTTCTCAATATCAATAACTTGTTCTCAAAGAATAAACGAACCTTAGCTTGGAACTTTAATTCAGGGTCGTTCAATATGTTCAAGAACTCTTTAGGGTCTCTTTTAGCAAACACCAAAATGTCACGCTTTAACTCAGCAGTAGACACGGTGGATGGGTCTTTGCCAAACATCACTCTTGTTAGAGTTTCAATTTGGTCAAGTGATAACTGACGTGCTTCAATTAAAGCCTCAACTTCTAAGTTTAAGTCTTCTACCTCAGCAGCAGCATCTTTTTCTTTATCTACCTCAGCAAATATTGTCCCATTCAATGGGTGGTAGTGTAAGAACTCTTGTAATACAGGGTTGTTTTTTGGAACTCTTAAGAAGCCATCTTCAAAAATAATTGGCTCAATAATAAAGTTTCCGTCTTGCTCGTCCTCAAATGGGGACTTTTGATTCGTGCAATATCTAAGAGCACGATTAACATTGTTCTTCTCGTCAAACCACATTAGTGGGAATCGAGGGTGATTTCTTGACGCTAACGTATAAGATAGCGGGTTTCCTATTTTTAACTTGTAGACCTTGTCTACAGGTGTTGCAGCTTTTGCCATTTTGTATTTGATTTAATTTGATTTTAAAAAAAGGAGAGTGTCTTTGAAGACACCCTCCCTGAAATTTTCTTCCTTTATTAACCGTAACGGAATAATACGAAGTTGTTAGCACCCAAGGTACATACGCAACGCTCAGAAAGGAAGTTAACTTCCATTGCATCCAAGTCGCTTGTAGCAGCACCACCGGCAGAACCTGTAATCCAAGTTTTGTATCTGCGGTCTTCAGCTTCAGAAGCACGGTAACGAACGTGTAAGAAAGGACGCTTAGCGTTCTTGCCCATAATTTGGTC